ACCGCATGGTGCGCGAGCCGGGCGTGACCCTCTGCCGGTGCCACGACGTGCCCGCCGTGGGGAGCGCCCGGCCATGACCTTGCCCACCCTCACGCCAGACGAGCGCGCGACCCTCGCCGCCCCGGTCCTGACCCTGAGCCAGTACGCCGCCCGGCTCCGGCAGCACGCCGCCGACCACCCGGACGACCACGAGCGGGCCATCGGCCTGGCCCTCGCCGTCGAGACCCTTGGTCAGCGCATCGCCCTCGGCTGCGCCCGCCTCGGCGTCGGGATGCCGACGTGAGCCCCGGCGAGCGCTCGTGGCGGGCTCATGCCGAGCGTTCCCGGCGCATCGCCCGGGAGCCCACAACGCCCCGGCCGGAGGTGCTGTGGCATGAGAGGCAGGCCCCGTGGTGTGACCGCCAGGCCGACCTGATCGCCTTGGTGGATGCCAACCTCGACCCGGACCCGTTCGCCCTGCGCCCGGGTGACGCCGCCCTGCTCCGCGGGGAGACCCTGCCGGGTGCCGCACCGGACGATCCCGCCGGCCGCCTGTGGGCCGACCTCCACCGGCGCATGGCCGAGGGCCCCGACCTGCCCGGTGGCCCGCTCGCCATGACGGAGGCCCCGTGACCGGCCTGCGCTGTGCCTGCGGTGCGCCCAAGGACAGCGAGGCCCCGGCCTGCGTCGGCTGCGTCCACCGGGCCCGCGTCCGTGACCACCACCCACGCCCGCGCAAGGGCTCGCCGGCCGCCTTGCGCCAGATGGTCGCCGACTGCGCCCCGCTCGCCATCGACGCCGCCGACTGGCTCGAACCGGCCGACGAGACCCCTCCCGCGGACGGGGTAGGGTGAGGCCATGAGCGGCAAGGACGGCAAGGCCAACGCCTGGTTTACCCTGCGCGAGTACGCCACCCTGACCGGCGAGCACATCGACGCCGTGCGCAGCCAGTGCCGCCGCGGCCGACTCCCGGCCGAGAAGAAGGGCGAGGTGTGGGTCATCTACCTGAGCGCGCTCAAGGCTCGCTGCCCGTCCCTGTGGGAGTCCCTCTTGCAAAAAAAGATTGCCGACAACGCCGGCAAAAGGTCACGGCCGTTAGGTCAGGATAGGTCAAACTGCGTCAGGTTGTCCGATACCTGTAGGGGCGTAGGTCAGGCTCGGCGCCGATGCGCACACGCCACCGGGCGCCCCCACAGGAAGGGGTAGCGGGTCGTGTATCCGCTGCCTCCGTAAATCAATCGTGTCATGTCGGACCGCAAAAGCCTGATGCGACCGGACGGGATGCCCGTCGGTGGCAGGCCCACCGTGCTGAGCGAAGAGGTCAGGAACAAACTCCTGACCGCCCTCGGCATGGGCGCCTTTCGCGAGGTCGCCTGCCGCCTCGCCGGCATCCACCCCTCCACCCTCTGCCGCTGGATGCAGCGAGAGGATGAGCCCTATGTCTCCTTCGCCCGCCAGGTCGAGGAGACCGAGGCCGGCGTCGAGGTCCGTGCGTCCGCCGTCCTCCTCGACGGCGCCAACACCGACCCCATCCTCGCGATGAAGTGGCTGGAGCGGCGCCACAAGGACCGATGGGCCGCTCGCACCGAGGTCACCGGCAAGGAAGGCGGTGCCCTCCAGGTCCAGCAGTCCGCGGTCGACCTCTCCACCCTGTCTGATGCCCAGCTCGAGCGCCTCGCCAACGGCGAACCCCTCGCCTCTGTCCTTGCAGGCCAGAGCCCTGCTGGAACTGAGGCGCCGCCGGCAGGGGAGGATTCTTTACGACTACGTCCCGCGCACCGTCCGCGGCTACGCGGCCCCCAGGCACCTTGACCCGCTGGTCGAGCAACTGGAGCGGTCGTGGACCCACCGCGTGCGATGCGCCGCCCATGCCCCGCCCCGGCACAGCAAGACCGAGAGCGTCCTGCTGTTCCTGGCCCTGACCCTCCAGCGCTTCCCGCACAAGAGCCTCGGGTACATCACTTACGAGGCCAACCTCGCGCGGTCCAAGTCCCGCAAGGTGCGCGCCTGGGCCCAGGCGTCCGGCGTCCAACTGCTCGACGGCGCCAAGCGCATGGACGAGTGGGTGACCAAGGCCGGCGGTGGTCTCATCGCCGGTGGCATCGGTGGCCCCCTCACCGGGCGCGGCCTCGATTGCTTCCCCGCAGGGACACCAATCCAGACAGAAATTGGACCCGTCGACATAGAGACACTTCACCGGTTGCATGACCGGCCGAGGGTGCTTAGTTTCAATCACATCTCGCGTTCTGCGGTCTGGTGCCGCATTGAAGCGACGAGGGAGATTGAATCCGATGACCTTGTCGAAGTCGTCACCGTTGCAGGGCGAGTCATCCGCTGCACAGCCGACCACCGTTTCTACGTCGAAGGATCCGGCTACAGGGAGGCGTCGCTACTCCGTGGCGGGGATCGACTTGTCGTCGGGCAGGTCACGCAGCAACAAGACGTGCGCGGCGTGTGGCGTCCAGAAGACCACGCGCATGGTGACGTGCAGGGCGTGCTACGAGGCGTCCAGAAGGACGGATCGGACTCTTGCCTGCGACTGGTGCAAGTCGGAGTTTCAGCGTCCCTTGTACCTGATCGAGAAGGCCAAGCGCCTTGGCCGGGTAGCCAACTACTGCTCTGCCAAGTGCAGCAAGGCCCATCACGCAGTCAAGAACGCGCCTCGCTGTGCCCATTGCAAGAATCAGATGCCGGGGAACACGGGGCGCAAGTTCTGTGGTCGGACTTGCAGGATGGCCGCGTTGCCGCAGAGGCCGACGGTCAACTGTGGGCATTGTCGCGAGCCGTTTGTACCGGTCAGTCACAGGTCTCAGTTCTGTGGCAGAGCGTGTGCAAACAAGGCTCACTCTGCGCGGATGGTCGGGGTTGGAAATCCCCACTTTTCGACGGGCACCAGCTACGCCAAGTTGTTCCGGGAGATGCGTCCGCTGATCCTAGAACGGGATGGACATGCCTGTGTGGCGTGCAAAGCGCCAGCGCAGTCCGCCGAGTTGCTTTGGCAGGATCAGTTTGTGGAGCGGTCCAACCTGGCCATTCACCACATCGACGAGAACCCCACGAACAACAAGCCGGAAAACTTGGTCACGCTGTGCACGACGTGTCACGCGGTGCACCACAAGTCGGCTGCGACACCGTGGCCATGGTTCGCCGGGTACGCGGAGAAAGCGTCGCTGTCTATGACCTCCAAGTGGAGGGACAGCACAACTTCTTTGCTGGCGATGTACTCGTCCACAACTGCCTGATTATCGACGACCCGTACAAGAACCGGGCGCAGGCCGAGAGCGCCGCCTACCAGCGCATGGTGACGGACTGGTGGGGCGACGTGGCCAACACCCGTATCGAGCCCGGCGGCTCGGTGTTCGTGTTCCACACCCGATGGACCACCAACGACCTGATCGGTCACATCCTCGATGGCGAGGACGCCGCCGAGTGGCTGTGGCTGTGTATGCCTGCCATCGCGGACGAGGCCAACCACGGACGCCAGCCCGGCGAGGCCCTGTGGCCCGAACGCTGGCCGCTGGATGAACTCGTCGCCAAGCAACGCGCCGTTGGGCCCTACACATGGGCCAGCCTCTACCAAGGCCGACCCCAACCGCGCGGCGGCGCTGTGTTCGGCGACCCGCACTTCTACGACACCCTGCCCGAGGGCTACCGCGTCGCCATCGGCGTCGACCTCGCCTACACGCGCAACACCAAGGCGGACCACTCGGCCGCCGTGGTGCTCGCGGAGAAGGCCGGGGTCTTCTACGTGCTCGACGTGGTGCGCGAGCGCATGTCAGCCCCGGCCTTTGCCGAACGGCTCAAGCACCTGCGCTCCACCTACCCGGGTGCCCCGATGCGGTGGATCGCCGCCGGCACCGAGGTCGGCTCAGCCGACTTCCTCATCAAGGACGGTCTGCCACTGACCGTGGACGCCGCCACCACGGACAAGTTCGTCCGTGCCCAGCCGGTGGCCGCCGCGTGGAACGCCGGCAACGTCTTGCTGCCGTCCCGGTGTCCACCGTGGGTGCCGCCGCTGCTGGACGAGGCGGGAGCCTTCACCGGCAACAACGACCTGGCCGACGACCAGATCGATGCCATGGCCGCGGCGCACAGGGTTCTGAGCAAGCCGCCCGCCGACACCTCCGTTTTGCACGTCCGCACACGCCGATGATGGAAGCCCTGCGCAAGCCCCCGACCGAAGCCGAGCAGGCGGCCATCATCGAGCCGCCCACGCGCACCTATCGGCTGTGGACGGTGGACATGTTGCGCCTGGCCGAAGCCAGCGCGGACGCCGGCACGCTGAGCCGCGCCGCCGAACTGTGCGACGCGCTCTTTGGCGACGACCGCATCCCGGCGCTCTTGCAGACCCGGGCACAGGGCATCTTTGGCCTCGTCCCCACGTTCGAGGCCAGCGGCGACGGTCGTAGGCGCAACCGCGCCGTGCGCGCGTTGGAGGCCGGCGAGGACTGGTGGGCCATGGTGCCCGAGACCGAGTCCTGTCAGATTCTTTCCTGGGGTCTTTTGCTGGGCATCTGCCCGGCTGATCTGCGCTGGTACGACGACAACGGTGCGCCCTACCTCAACGACGGGCGCCACGTCCCGCAACTTCGCTTCCGGCACCCCAAGCACCTGCGCTACGACGCGACATGCCGCGCGTGGTTCATCGCCGTCAAGGACGGGCAAGAGGTGCCATTTACGCCCGGCGACGGGACGTGGTTCGCCTTCGCCCCCTACGGCCTCAACCGGCCATGGGCGCATGGTGCCTGGCGCGGCCTGGCCCGCTGGTGGCTGCTCAAGCAGTACGCCATCGCAGACTGGGGTGAGCACGGTGAGCGCGGCGCATCGCTGTTCGTGGAGTCTCACCCGGACTCCACGCGCGAACTGCGCAAACAACTTGCTGACGACCTGGCCCAGATGGCCGCGCAGGGCGTATGCGTCCTGCCGCCCGGGTTCAAGGCTGCTTTGCTCGAGATCAGCGCCAACACCACGGCGATCTACCAGGCACAGACGGACGCGGCCGACACGGCGGCGGCCATTCGCCTGCTTGGCCACAACCTGACCAGCAAGGTGGACGGCGGCTCGTTCGCTGCCGCGGAGACCGGCGACGGCATCCGGCTCGACCTGCGCAAGTTCGATGCGGAGTCGTGGAGCACGGCGACCCACGATCAGCACCTGATCCACTGGGCCCGCGTCAACTTCAACGACGCCGCGCTGGCGCCGTGGGCCGTCTACCCGGTCGAGCCCAAGGCCGACCGCAAGAAGGTCGCAGAAGAACTCGACGTGCTCAGCCGCGCGCTGGTGCAACTCGACTCCGCGCCGGCCTACATCGACAAGCGCGCCATCCTCGAAGAACGCGGCGTCCCGCTGCTTGCCGGCGTGGACATCGAGGCGCCCAATCCGCCGCCACAGGCTCCAGGTCAGCCACCCATGCCGCCCGAGGCACCGGCCAGCGGCGAGGTGGAAGACCCGGAAGAGGCCGACCCCGAGGCCGAAGACGACGGCGAAGAAGCCAACGACGGCGAGGAAGAGGATGACGCCGAGGAGTTGACCCTTCTCGGCCGCCACGACCACATCAACTTCAAGCCACCCAAGGGGGTGCGCGCGGCGTGCAAGCGCGGCGTGCAACTCTACGAGGAAGGCCACGGCGGCGACGGCCTGCGACCCGCCACGATTCGTTGGGCGCGCCGTCTGGCCGCTGGCAACGACATCACCCCGGACAAGGCCCGCTTGATGCGCGCCTGGCTCGCTCGCCACGCCAGCGACCGGCGCCCCAACTGGGACAACCCGCCGACGCCCGGCTACGTGGCATGGCTCCTGTGGGGTGGCGATGACGCCGTCGGGTGGAGCAACAAACTCGTCCGGCAACTCGACGCTGCCGACAAGGACGCCACGGATGCAAGGCCCGAGGCCAACGCCATGGCCCTCGCCGGCAAGGACAGGGCAAGGCAGGCCGTCGTGGACGGGATGCAGTGGTCCGACTCCCTGGCCGGCATCGCCGCGGCCGAGGCGCACGACCCCATCCGTGCCCACGCCCGGGACGTTGCCGCCGTCATCGAGGCAGCCACCGACTACGAAGACCTCCAGCGCAGCCTACTCGCCTTGCTTGACAAGGATGACCCGGCGCTGAGGCAGACCCTCTACCGAGCCCTGCTTTTGAGCGAGGGCCGCGGCGCGGCGAGCGTGGCCGAGGAGACCCCATGAGCAACCGCACCCCCGACTCCAGCAGCGTCCAGCCCGCGCTGCTCGGCAAGACCTATACCTCGTTCGCTGCCGAACTGGACCTTGTGGCCGACTGCACCACGCTGCTCGGCGGCAAGCAGGGCGAACCATGCCGGCGCATCCGCGTGGTCACAGCGGGTGATGTGGCCTGTTACTTCGTCGGCGCCCCGTCCACTAAGGTCGTCGTCACCTACGCCGACGGCGACATCGATGACGTGCAGCTCGTCAAGATCGGCGCCTCGGCGGACGGCACAACCGCGACCAAGATCACGGTGTACTGGTGACACCGCCGCCGGTGGCCGCACTGGGCGACCGGTTTGACGAGGCCATCGACGCCTTCCGCGAGACCGCGCCGGCCTTCGATGCGGCCTTTGACGAGATCCGCAGCGCCGCCTCGTCACGCGCGTTCACCATCGCCGGGGTGACCCGCGCCGATGTGGTGGCGAGCGTCTGGCGCGCCATGGATGTCGCCATCGCGTCCGGCGAGGCCATGGCCACCTTTCGCGCCGCCGTCTTGCCCGCACTCGCCTCCGCGTGGGGCGTCTCGGGCGACAAGGCAGCGCCGAGGGTCGAGACGATATTCCGCACCAACGCCGCCGTTGCCTACAACGCCGGACGGTACCGGCAGGCACGGCACCCGGACACGGTGCGGCTACGACCCATCTGGCGCTTCGATGCGCTGCTGGACGGGCGCACCTCGTCGATCTGCCGGACCTGCCACGGGACCACGCTACCGGCTGACCATCCGTGGTGGCGCACGCACCTCAGCCCGCTTCACCACCGCTGCCGCTCGTCCTTTGTCACCCTGCGCGCCTCTCAGGTCGAGCCGGGCGAGATGACAGACAGGCCGCCCGAGGAGGCGCCGACGGGTGGCTTTGGCCGCCCACCGGAAGACCCCTGGCGACCGGACCCCAACGCCTACCCGGCTCCCTTGCGCCCGGCCATTCACCGCGCGCTTGCCCCTCCACCTCCGCTCCCCGCGTGAGCCCCACGAGGTCACCATGGAATCTCACCTGACAATCGTTGCCCTCGCCATGGGCGACGGACAAGAGCGCACGCCACCCAAGGAGATGCGCATCTTCCCCATGGGGATGATCGACACCGCCAAGGGGCCGTTCATCTTCGACGAAGAAGCCGCCAAGATGTGCATGGCCGCCTACAGCGACCAGGGCAACGAACTCTTTTTTGACTACGACCACCGCTCGCTCAGCGAGATGGGGCCGCCCGACAGCGGCAAGGCCGCCGGGTGGTTCCTGCTCGAGTTGCGCGCCGATGGCCTGTGGGCCGTCAACATCCGCTGGACGCCGGCCGCAGCCGCCGGCCTGTCCGCCGGGGAGTGGCGCTACTTCTCGCCGGCCTTCCTGGTCGACGACAACCGCCGGATCTGCGCGCTCATCAACGTCGCGCTGACCAACAACCCGGCGACCAAGAACATGACCCCGCTGGTGGCTGCCAGCGCGCGAAGGGCCAGCGAAAAGGCCCGCAAGGACACCATGAACGCTCCCCTTCTGGTTGCGCTCGGCCTCGCGGAGACCGCCTCCGACGCCGACGCCATCGCCGCTGCGCAGTCGCTCAACGCCAACGCGCAGACCCTCAGCGCCACCGTGCGCGATCTGCTCGCCCTGACCGCCAAGCCCAACGCTGCCGAGGCCCTGGCCACGGTCAAGGCGTGGCAGGACAGCCACGACAAGCTCGCCGCCGCGCAGACCGAGCTGTCCTCGCTGCGCGCCGACAACGACCGCCGACAGATGGACGACCTCATCAAGGCCGGCAAGGCGGCCGGCAAGATCACCGTCGCCAACGAGGAGAAGGTCCGCGCGCTGGGCTCGCCCGCCGCCGTCGGTGCCTTCCTCGATACCGCCCTGCCGGTCCTGCCGGCCAACGCCCCTCCCGCCCCTCCGCCTGCCCCTGGCCCCGCCACCGGCAAGCAGTGGGAGCAACTGACCACGGCGGAGAAACACCGCCTTTTCAACGACGACCGCGCCGCTTTCGACGCGCTCAAGAACGACTACGAGCGACGCGCCAACGCGCGCTGACAGGAGCCCACCATGGCATTCGCAAAGAAGGGGGACGTGTTCGTCCCCGAGATGTTCATCGAGGCCATCCAGGCCGGTTTCAGCGGCGTGGAGGTCATGGACAAGACCGGCGCCGTCATCTTCAACAGCCAGATGCCCTACAGCCAGGGCAACGTCGGCTCCAGCGTCACCATCCCGTACTTCGGGAACATCGGTGAACTGGAAGACCTCGTGGCCGATGGCGATGCGCTGACCCCGCGCGGCGTCACCACCACGCAGGAGACGGCGACCGTCAGCCACAGCGGCATCGCCATCGAGGCAACCTGGTGGGCGCAGGCTTCGGCCTCCTCGGACCCCTACGCCGAGATGGCCCGTCAGGCCCTCGTCGCCATCAAGCGCCGCGCCTTCAAGGGCGTGGTCGACGAGTGCAACACCAACACCAACCTGCTCGAACTCGATGTCACCGGCTCCAGCCTCAAGCTGGACTATGACGTGATGATCGACGCCAAGCTCAAGTTCGGCGACGAGGACGGCGACATCGCCGCGCTGGTGGTCCACAGCAAGACCAAGGCGGACCTGCGCAAGCTGAAGACATCGACCGGCGTGCCGCTGTTCATCGATGGCATCAACGGCGACGTGGACCGCTTCACCGGCATCCCCGTGTTCACCTCGGACCGGATGCGCGTCTCGGGCGCCAACTACACCTCGCTGGTGCTCAAGCGCAACGCCGTCCTCTTCTGGATGAACGGCGCCCCCATCGTCCTCACCGACAAGGACATCCTGGCCAACAGCGATGTCCAGGCCATGCACATCTACTGGGCGGTGCACCCCTACAAGCGCCTGCCCGGCATGACCAAGCCCGGCGTCGTCCGCATCATCCACAAGGTCGGCTCCTGATGCTCGCGGCCTTCCGACGCGCGTACAAGGCGCGCAAAGAGGCGCGTGGTGCGGTTTCCCGTGCCGACGCGCCGTCTGGCAAGGCCGCCGAGCAGGTCGCAGCCAGCAAGCCCGAGGAGCCCGCCGCCGCCATCGCCGCGCCCGCATCGCAGGCGCCGCAGAAGCGACGATGAGCGCCATCCCGTCGCCGCGGCGCTTCTACCTGCTCAAGCGCCTCGGCGCGGCTCAGTTCTCCGACCAACCCCTTGATGGTGTCTGGCGCAGCAAGCAAGAGGCGCTGCCTGGCACCGCGTTGCCGTCGTCCTTCCCGTTCCGCTCCGTCCTCGTCGCCGTCGGCTACTCGACCACGGAAGACCTGGACGGGGCGACGGTGGACGAACTGCGCATGTTCACCACGCTCTCTCAACGCGACGCCGAGGCGGTCATCGCTGCGGCCGCCAACCTCTGAGGATTCCCATGGCCTACACCACCGCCAATGGCAGGAGCGCTGACACTCTCAGCCTGAGCCTGCACGACAGCGCCACGCGCACCTCCACCGGCAACGGCTCGTCTTACGAGCTGGGTGACCGCGGGGTGCTCCGTCTGCTTCTTGACGTGACCGCCGCCAGCGGCACCAGCCCAACCCTCGATATCGCCGTCCAGACCTCCTACGACGGGTCAACCTGGCGCGCCGTCGCCTCGTTCACGCAGGCGACCACGACCGGCACCGAGCGCAAGTCGTTCTCGGGCTGCGACCGCTTCGTCCGCATCACCTACACCCTCGGCGGCACCACGCCTTCCTTCACCTTCTCCGTCAGCGGCGAAGCCGTCTGACCTTTCCACCCCAAGGACACCACCATGCAATCTCTCCTCTCCCCCCACGGGCACGGCAAGGTCACCAGCCTCGAAGGCTCGGGCGCTGGCGTGCTCAATCTCGCCATCTCGTCGGCCACCGCCAACGGCGCCGTCCTGTTCACCGTCCCCGATGGCCACTACCTGCGCATCAACCGCGCGTGGTGGAACGTGCAGACCGGCTTTACCGGCGGCTCGTCCTCAGCCATCGGTCTCTCCTCGAGCAACAGCGCCTACAGCACGGCCGGCGACATCCTCGGCGGCTCCTCGGGCGACGTTGCCGCCACGCTGGTCTCGACCGGCGGTGGCCAGAAGGGCGGCACCATCGGCGCCAAGTTCGGCTCCAACGGCGTCGTCGTCCTCGGCCCTGGCGACACCATCAAGTTCGACCGCATCACGTCGGCGTTCACCGCTGGCAGCGGCTACGCGATGATCGAAGTGGTCGAGGTCGGCAACTCCCTGACCTGACATGGCGCACGCAACGGCCATCACGCTGGCGGCCAGCGCCGCTCGCACCGCCACTGGTAGCGGGTCGGCCGTTGACCTCGCCAGCGCCACCACGGCGGACCTTCGCCTGCTGGTCTCTGCCGTCGCCGGCACCAGCCCCACGCTCGACGTGTCGGTCCAGACGAGCGACGACGGCGCGACCTGGCAGACCCTCGGGTCTGCCACGCGCATGGTGGCCACCGGGAGCCAGCCGCTTCGCCTGTCTGGTGCCCTGCGCTACGTGCGCGCGGCCTGGACCATCGGCGGTACGTCGCCCTCGTTCACCTTCTCGCTGTCCGGGTCGGCCCTCGTGGTGTACGCCGCGCCGGCCGACCTGGACCGCTTGGGCGTCGCCGCCCTGGCGAACGAGGACTTCACCAACGAGGACAAGGACCGCGCCCTTGCATCGGCCACGACGGAGGCAGACGGGTACCTCAATGCGAGGTACACCCTGCCCCTGACGGCGTGGGGTGATGACCTGCGCCAGCACGTCGTCAATATCGCCGCCTACAGACTCCTCGTGCGCCGTGGCTGGTCTCCGGTCGCACCGGAAGACCAAACGCTGCGCACGGGGCACGCAGACGCCATGGCGTGGCTCCAGAAGGTCAAGGACGAGCGCATCTCCCCGCCCGGTATCGTCGACAGCACGCCGGACGTGTACGACGCCGGTGGGTTCGTCGTCTCCAAAGCCAAGCGGGGTTGGTGATGTCGCTCAAGGGAAGCCTGGCGCCGCTGCAAGCCTACCTGACCGCGCTGCGGCTGGTGGGCAAGGGCGGCGTCAAGCGCGTCTCGCGCGCCGTGGCCGAGGAGGCCAAGGCGCTGATCGACGACGGGTTCGCCAAGGGGCAAGCCCCGGATGGCCGGCGCTGGCCTGGCCTTGTGGCTCGCAAGGGGCAGCCGCTGCGCGATACCGGACGGCTCCAGCGCAGCCTCGCGCCCGTCGACACCGGGCAAGGGTTTCGCGTCAGCACCAACCTTGTCTATGCGCGCCTCCACCAGTACGGCGGCAAGATCAAGGCGAAGGGCAAGACGCTCTACAACGCGCGTACCAAGACCGCGTTTGGCAAGTCCGTGAAAGTGCCCGCCCGCCCTTACCTACCCCGCAATAGCGGCGCCCTGCCGGCGCGCTGGTCCCGTGCGCTGGACCAGGCCGCAAGCGAGGCCATCGCAATGATGCTTGGGAAGAAATGACATGGCGAGCAAGGTCCGAACGCTCTGCGACGAGTTGAGCGAGAAGATACGCGCGGCGTGGGATACGGCCGAAGGGGGCGAACTGGAGGTCGGCTACGGCGCAGCCGAGATGGACCGCAACAGCCGGCCGCCTCGCATCGTCTGGCGCGTGGTCAACGGCGTGCATGAGGGCACCAATCGCCCCGGCCTCAATCCGCGGCCCCTGTTCACGCGGCGGCTCGACATCGAGGCGCACCTGTGGGGGCGCGACGAAGAGCAGGCCGAGTTGTTGCTGGAGCACGTCGCCCGCGCCGTGCAAAAGGCCGCCGTCGGCGCGTTCACCCCGGCGCGCGAGGAGTGGCCCGCGCAGGACGACGACCGGCGCTCGCACAACGTCAAGGGCGCCTACTGCCTGATGACGTTCGAGGCGCTGGTCCCGGTCACCGCTGCCACGCAGAAGATCGCCACGGTCACCGCGGCTGCGTTTGACACAAGCACAAGTTCACTCACCGACGGCAACCTGGACGCTGGAGAGGGCTGACATGGCCGATCCCATCAAGAAGCCTGTCCTGGCCTGGGCCAAGGACAAGGCGACCGACCCATTCTTGCTCGCTGGGGCGCTGGTCAAGGCCGGCTGGCCACGCGGCAACGTCTACGACGAGCGGGCGCCGCTCCTCGTCACCGAATCCGACTTTGACGCGGCCATTGCTGCGTTTTCCAACCTGGAGATCAAGTGATGGCGCTCCCCAACGTCAACGTCACTCTGCAAGACTTCGCGCTCGGCCTGGTCGAGCCCGCCGATCACAACCAAGCCATCGTGGGCACCGCAGCCAGCGGCACCGCCAACAGCGTCGTTGCGATCAGCGACCTCAAGACCCTCAAGAGCACGTTCGGCTCGGGCCCGCTCGTGGAAGCCGCGGCCCACGCGCTCGTCATCAGCGGTGGCCCCGTCTACTGCGTCAAGGTGGCTGCCACCAACAACGGCAGCAACACCAGCGTGGCCCGCACCGGGACGGGCCCCGACCCGGGCGTCACCGTCAGCGGCAACCCGCTCGATGACTACAACGTCATCGTCAAGATCATCACCGGCGGCGCGCGCGGCACGGCCACGTTCAAGATCAGCTTCGATGGTGGAGACACCTACTCGGAAGAGTACGTCTCGGCCGCCAGCGTGGCGACGTGGGCCAGCGAGACCGGCCTGACGCTGGCCTTCGCCGTGGGCACCTACGTCGCTGCGGACACCTACACGTTCACCTCGACCGGGCCGACCTACAGCAGCTCGGACCTGGCCACGGCGCTCGACAACCTCAACGCCAGCGCCTACGCCTTCGAGTTCGTCCACATCGTCGGCACCGTGGGCGGCGCGGACGATGCAACCAAGGTGACCAACTTCGTGGCGCTCGCCACCGCGGTGGACACCAAGTTGACCGCGTGGGCGACCAGTTACCGCTACGCCTTTGGCATCTTGCAGGTGCCCAACGTGGCTGACGCCGCGCTCAACGTTTCCGGCGTGACCGGCTTCGCCAGCGCACGGCAGATGTGGGTGGCCGGCGATGTGGAACTGATCTCGGCCGTCACCAGCCGCAAGATCCGCCGCAACGCCGCGCTCTGCGTCGCCGCGCGCCTCGCCCTGGTCGACCTCCAGCGCAGCCCCGCCTGCCCCGAGGATGGCACCCTGCCGGGCGTCGTCTCGCTCTACCGCGACGAGCGCACGACGGAGGCGCTGGATACGCTGCGCATCACCACGCTGCGCACGTTTGACAACGCCACCAGCGGCTTCTACGTCACCAACGGCCGCATGATGGCGACCGCGGGCTCGGACTACTCGTTCGTCCAGAACCGCCGCGTGATGGACCGCGCCGCCACGGTCGCCCGTCAGGCGCTCATCCCGTACATCAACAAGGATTTCCGCGTCAACGAGGATACGGGCTTCATCGACGAACTGGAGGCCGTGGCCATCGAGGCGCGCGTGGGGCGCTTGCTGGAAACGGACCTCGTGGCCACCGGCCGCGCGTCGTCCGCGCAGGCTCAGGTCAAGCGGGATGACAACATCCTGTCGACGCAGACCCTCAACGTGCGCGTGCGCATCGTGCCCAAGGCATATGCGCGCTTCATCGATCTGGATATCGGCTTCGAGAACCCGGCGCTGGCCGCCGCAAGCTGAGCGAGGAACCCATGGCAGTCTTTACCGTCATCAACGGCAAGGCGTACTCGCACAGCTCGTGTGAGATCCGCATCGACGATGTGCCGACGCCGTTTATCAAAGAGATCAAGTACAGCGACACGCTGGAGCCTGGTGAGGTCCGCGGCACGAGCGCGCAACTGCTCAGCCGCACCCGCGGCGACTACAAGGCCGAGGCGAGCATCACCTTTTCCTCGCGCGGCGCTGCCGAGGAATACCGCGAGAAGTGGGGCGACGGCTGGATGGAGAAGGTCTTTGACGTGACCGTGACGATGAAAGAGGACGACATGTCCACGATCATCGACACCATCGTCAAGTGCCGCGCCAAGAAGTCCGAGACCGGCTCGAGCCAGGGCGCCGACCCGAACGAGGAGTCGTGGGAGTTGCACCCCATGTACATCCTCAAGAACGGCTGGAGCCCCATCGTCGGGCTCGTGAAGGGCTGAGCGCATGACGCTGACACCGCAACTGATCGACGACCTCAAGGCCAAGCACGGCGACGGCCTGTCGCTGCTGGAGGCCGACGATGTGGCCATCGTCATCAAGCCCGTCTCGCTGGCGTCCTACCGGATGTTCAAGAAGAAGGCGAACGACGAGGCCACGCGCGCCACGGCCGGCGAGGGCTTGCTGTTCGATGTGCTGGTCTACCCGGCACGCGAAGAGTTGATGAAGGCCATCGACGGCCGCCCGTTCTTTCTGGAGCACTTCGCCAACGAGGTGGTCAAGCAAGCCGGCGCCATGGCCGAGGTGCGTTCAAAAAAACTGTGAGCCTCTACCACGAGGCGCGCAAGCCACTCGGGCTCGGTCTGGCCGCCGAGTGCCTGCTTGCTTACCGCCGCCTTGAGGACAGCATCGAGGCCGAGGTGGGCGCGCTGCTAGAGGCCGAGCACTTCGCCCTGATCCGCTCCACCCTGACGAAGTGTCGATAGCCGCCATGTCCGTCCAGTTCGCCCTTAGCCTGATCGATCAGACAAGCCGCCCGGCCATGGCCGCGGCGTCCGCGCTGGCCCGCGTCGAGAACAAGTTGAAGGCGTTGCAGGCGGCCACGGGCATCGACCTTAGCAAACTGTTCAAGGGTGACACGGCCAAGCAGCGCGACGAACTTGGCCGGTTCGTCGGCGGCACGGGTGGCATGTTCGAGTCCATGAGCGGCGGCGCCCTCTCGGCTACGGCCGCAGTGGGTGGCCTTGCCGCTGCCCTTGGCATCGCCGCCACGGCAGGCTTTGCACTGGCTGCCGCCGGAGCCTCCTACGCCGCCGAGATGGCCGGGTTTCGTGGTCAGGCCGAGTTCGCGTTCAAGTACATCACCGGCAGCCAGGAAAAGGCCGGCGAGGTGCTGCGCATGGCTGACGAACTGGCCCGCGCCATGGGGGCGAGGACCACGGACATCACCGAGTCCATCCGCGAACTCATGGCAGGCGGGTTTGACACCGCGCAGGCCAAGGCCATCACGGCCGCCGTGGCCGACGTGCGGGCGATGAACCCCAAGGCCAACATCGAGGCCATCGCCACGCAACTCGCGCAGATGAAGGGCGCCGGGCGCGTGCTGGCCGAAGACCTCAAGCCGCTGCTCAACGCCGGCATCAACGACGACATCTTTTATCAGGTGTTGCGCGAGATGACCGGTCAGCAGGACCAGACCAAACTCAAGAAGATGATGGAGGGCGGCAAGGTCTCCAGCGAGATGGGGATCAACGCCATCCTCGAGACCGTGCGACGCATGGGCGGCGGCGATGCCCTCGGGTCGGTCGCCGCGGCCAATGCAACGCAGAGCGTGGCCGGCGCCGTGGACAACGCCAAGGCGATGTTCGAGCGCCTGTTCATCGCCATCAACTCCGGTGCGGCCGGCGGCGCCCTCATCAAGATCGCCAACATGGCCGCCAACCTGTTCGACCCGGCGTCGATCAGCGGCCAGCGCTTGCTCGCCATGCTCGACCGCGTGGCGAAGTTCGCGGGCGACATGCTGGAAAGCATCGACGTGGACGCCATCATCACCGGCGTACTCATGCTGTCCGACGCCTTCGGCATGGCCGTGGAAGCCGTGCGCCCGCTGGGCGAAGGTCTGTTCGCGGGTCTGAGCGAGGCCGGGCGGATGGTCATGCAGGTGGTCCAGGCGGCCACCGCAGGCGGCAACGCGGCCGACGGCAACCAGCGCCTTGCCGAGGCCCTGCGCATGGTGGGCATGGCGGCCGGTTACGTCATCGTCGGCCTTGCCACCGTGGGCGGCATGGCCGCGTGGCTTGCCGCGCAGGTTGCTCGTGTCGCCGCGTTCATCGGCGCCGCGGCCGGCGCCATCGGCGTCGCCATCGTGGACGGCATCGGTGGCGGCCTTGACTCTGCCTGGCAGGGTCTTGTGGACCGCCTCGGCAAGCTCACCTCGCTCCTGCCCGACACCGTGCGCAAGGTGCTTGGCATCAAGTCACCGTCGCGCGTGATGATGGAACTCGGCGGCTACACGGCCGAGGGGTTCAACGCGGGCCTCCAGAAAGCGCAGCAGCCGTCCGACCTCATGGCCGCAATGGTCGAGCCGCCCAAGGCCCCCGTCATCGCCGCCCCGGCCCCGGCCTTCTCGGCCGCTGCGCTGGCCGCCCGGCCTTCCGGTGCGACGGCGGCGCCGACCATCACTCAATACATCACCGTGGACGCCTCCAACCGGGCCGACGCCGACGACATCGCCAAGGCGACCGCGGCGGCGAGCGAGGAGATGCTGGTCCGCGTGTTTGAGCGAATGGCGCTGGAGAGCGGCGCCGGAGCCCTTGCGCCATGACCCTGCCGTGGTGGGACAACACCAGCAACGAAGCCACGCAGATCGACGGGTCGCAGTGGGACTACGTCACCCTCGGCGGCTTCGAGTTGCCTGGCATCCTCGAGGAGCCGCCCAAGGTCGAGCCCTCGCGCAAGGTCGACAAGAAGAACGGCCCCGGCCTCGATGGTGCCACGCTGACGTGGCACGGCTACGAGCCGCCCGAGGTCACGCTCAAGATCCTGCTGTGGACGGAAGACCACTGGAACCAGTGGCAAGACCTCCTGCCGTTCATCCTGCCGCGCCCCGGCAAGCCACCGGCCGACCCGTTCACCATCGACCACCCGTCGCTCGCCGCCATGGGTGTGGACAAGGTGATGGTGACCAAGGTGAGCGCACCGGAGAAGTCCGGCAAGCCTGGGATCATGCGCGTGACGCTGACCTGTCAGCACTGGGTCAAGGTCGCCAAGACCGGCACCACGACGCCCAAGAAGATCAGCGGCGGCGTACCGGCGACGGTGCACGACCAGAAGGGCGGATTCACCCCGGCCCAGATCGGCCCCCCGGCCGCGCCGCAGCCGCCGTCCAAGTTCAACGTTGCGCCGCGCTGACCCATGACCTCCTTTGCTACCGTCAACGACATCCCGGTCCTCTCGGGCAGCATCGTCTTGCCACGCAGCGGGGCCTGGAGCGCGTCGTTGACGCTCGACACGGACGCAGCCCCGTCCGGCTCCGTGACCCTCGCCACGGACGAAGGCGAGACAGTCTACCGCGGTACGGTCGTCCGCGCCGCCGAGGTCTTCGGCCGGGTGGAGGTCTTGTTGGTCGGCGGCGCCGGTGGGCTGGCCACCGCGCTGGCGCCCAAGCGCTACATCGGCGTGAGCCTCCGTCTGGTCTGGCAGGCCATCCTGACGGACGCCGCGGAGACGGGGAGCGCCACCTCGGACGAGGCCATCCTTGGCCGCCAGCTCGCCGGCTGGACCCGCCTGCGCGAGACGGCCGGGACGTGCCTGCAACAACTCGCCGCCCACGTCGGCGCCGTCTGGCGCATCGGTCTGGATGGCACCGTGCTCCTGTCCACCGCGGGCGCGACGGAGACCGCCAAGCGCAGCGGGGATCTGTTGCTCGACTCCTGCCCGGCCGATGCGAGTGCGCTGTACGCGCTAGCCGCCCTCGACCTCGAGCCCGGGCAGACGCTCGACGGGCGACGGGTGAGCCGGCTCGCGCACGACATCCGCGCCGGCAGCATCCGCAGCAAGGTGTGGTTCGATGGCTGAGGGATTCGACCGACTCAAGGGCGCCGTGGCCGACCTGGTCCGGCAGTTTACCGGACACACGGACTACCATGCGCTCTACCCGGCCGAGGTCCGCGCGCAGAACGAGGACAAGACCCTCGAACTGCGCCCCGATAGCGCCAAGTTGCCCGGGTTCTCGCGCGTCGCCATCCGGCACGGCCTGCCCGGCGTGACCGTCACCGTCAAGCAGGGCGCCCGCGTTCTGCTCGGCTTCGAGGGCGGCAACCCGGAAAAGCCCTACGCCGCGCTGTGGACGGCCGATAGCCTCGACACGCTGACGGTGGAGGCCGAGACCAAGATCCTGCTCAAGGCCCCGTCGGTCATCGCCGCGCAGACCGAGGGCAATAGCCGCCGCGTTGCTCGCATGGGTGACCTGGTCAAGATGACCTTCGTGAACGGCCCGCCTGGCACGCCCAACGAGGCCGTCGGCTACATCATCGACGGCGCGCAGAAGCTGACCGCGGAATGATCTCCTACAAGGGAAAACTCAGCGTCCTCGCCGCGCTGCCCATGTTCGGGCAACTCGTCGCCACGCTCGATATCCCGGGCCTGACCGCCGAGGTCGCCGCGCTGCTTCAAGCCAGCGTCACCTTCACGCCGCCCAGCATCATCGGGATTGGCGCCGTGGTGGCCGCCATCGGCGCCGCCATCTCGGCCGGGTTTCAGCCGCCGGTGTTCGACTTTGCCGGTAACTTCATCGTCAAGTACAACCTGCTCAAGGTCAAACTCGAACTCATCATCGAGATCACCGATCTGCTCGCCTCCGGTAGCCTGCGCGTCTACGAATACGAGGGCACGGCGGGCGCGTTCGGCGGCGAGTTGACGGCCACCCTTGCCGGCCCCGACGCAGACGGCGGCGTCACGTCCTCTCAGTCCACGTTTGCCGTTGTCCTGTTGGCCGAGGGCGGCACGGCCGGCGAAACCACCTTGCGCGCCATCCGCGCTGGAGTCTGATCGATGCCCACGAACCTCTCCGATGTCTCGACCTTCACGAGCCCCGTGGCGGTCCCCGCCGACGGCGACGCGCGCAACGCGGCCAGCGTGCAGACGCCGTTTCAGTCGCTCGCCAACCGGACCAAGTACCTCAAAGACACCATCGATGCGGGGTCGACGAAGATCCGTCTGGTGAGCAGCACGGCGGCCCTCAAGGCGCTGACCGGCATGACCACCGGAGACGTGGCCATGGTCTCGACCAGCGCGGCCGAGATGGGGCTGTACGTGTTCCGCACCGGGTCCGTCGTGGCAGACCAGGAATACTGGTTCTATCAGGCCAACGACGCCACGGGGATGTGGCGCCGCGACATCTACCCGCTCGCTGGCTACAGCAACACGGACGGCCTGGCGAAGTTGAACGACAGCGTGGTGGTTGTCCCCAACCGCATCCGGGACATCCTGCGGTACTCGTCCAGCGAGGTGACGCTGAGCGAGAGCGCGTCGTGGCAGACCGTGCTGACCAGCGGGTCCATGACCCTCTACAACGGCGACGAGGTGATTCTGTCCTTCGCCAGCTCGGCCAAGAACACCGACATCACGATCAGCCCGGTGAGCATCCGCATCGCGGTGACCAACCCGACGCCGACCACGGCCGACGCGGGAACGTCGACCATCACCTACGACTTCTACACCAACAACAAGCGCATCCACGTCGGCACGCAGGCCGTCTACACGGCCGCCGCCACGGGGAGCCACACCCTGCTCGTGCAAGCTCTCCTGCCCACGGGCGCGGGCCCTTACGATGTCATCTTCGGCAACCCGTCGTTCCAGGTGATCCTGACGCGACCCTGATTACTCAGGGCACGGTGTCGCAGTCACGCACCACGACGTTCAGCATCATCAAGCCCGAGACCTTGCCGCGGACCTTGACCATTGAGCCCTTGGACATGGCGGCCAACTTCTCGTTGCTCCCCTTGCTGAACATGCACTGGACGACGGGGTGCTCAAACTGATCGCCGGTGAGCCCGATCTTGAGGAAGGGACTACCGAGTGAGACGCCGATATCGCCGATCTTGCCTGAGAATGAGAAAACCTTGTTCTTGTAGAGAGAGTCGGCCCTGACCTCGTTGTCCTGGTAATCCTTGAGCAGCGTCTTGAGTTCCACGGAGGCCGGTGGTTCTGCCGCCGCTGCCGTGGTCGTCGTGGGCGCGGTGGTTCCGGTGGAGTTGCCGGACGGCTTGTTGGCGGGTGCGCCACAGCAAGAAGCGACGGTCAGCGCGAGTGCAACGAGGGTGGTTCTCATTGGTGAACACTCGCACCATACCCACAAAATGACAACGCCCCCGCCCAACCGGGTCGTCTCGATTGACGAATCCGGCGAGACCTCCGGATCAACGACGCCGACGGCCCTCGGCGGGGTCTTCGGCCCGACGCTGAGCGTGACCGTCGAGACCGGCGATCTCGTCTTGCTCGAGGGGCACTGCACCTTCGCACCGAACGGAGCTGATGCCGACGGGTACGTCTCCATTGCCGTGGACGGCACCCCGCAGGCGCTGGCCAACCGCAAGTGGGACTGCGCCAACTCGGGGTCTTCTCCGCTCACGCCGTCCGTGCTCTACACGGCGGCGGCTGACGGCACATTGACCATCCGCCTCTACCAGATCCGAGAAAACTTCGCCAGCGGCACCCCGTCGCTGACCGCCAACCGCAGTCTGCGCGCGACCGTCTACCGTCCGTTATCCGGTCACGGACAGCAAAACAGGCCAGGCACGGTGCCGCTGCGGCACCCGCTGGCCGGCGCCGCACCTCCGGTGCAGACGAATGCGCTCGGTGGGCTCTGGCACTCCGCGCTGCAAGTCTTGTGCAGGCTCGCGTATTTCCCCTCCTCAACAAGGGAGCACTTGGACGGGTCAACCTCGGCCAACGACGCTGACGTAACACCACACAATGCGGTATCGACTTGCGACCCGATCACGAACCTTCGCCACCGAGTCATCCAGAGCCCCGACGCGACAGCGGTGCAACTAACCCGATGGGTAATCTGGATACAGATTTCGATCTCGATTCCCTTGCCCTCACAGATGAAAAACTCGACGCCGATTGGGAAGCGGCGGCTCGATATATGGCTGATCGAGGCCAAGATGTTCAAGACATGCTTGAGAAAGCTGGAGCTATCCTCCACGCGTGGCGCGAACGCCGGAAGATGCTCGACGACATCAAGGCTAGACCGGCGCAGTTGCTTCGCCAGGTAGTCTGACCCCCGCCTCTCCCTAGGCACCCACTGACGCCCTGCCCTCACCCGGCGGGGCGTTGTCGTTCCATCGCCCTGCGCTCCCTGTCGAGCCCGGGCACCGAGACCCATGGCCGACTACGGCACCGATATCTCCACGTTCCTCAACGGCGACCTGGACCCCTCGTTCACGGTCATCTCCGGCCCGCAGGTCGTGGTCGAGGCCGTGGCGCGCCGACTCACGACGCCACAGGGCTCGCTCATTAGCGACCCAGCCTACGGCTTCGATGTCCGGCAACTCCTTCACGCCGATCTTGACCGCCGCACCGAGTCGCGCGTGGTCGGCCTGATCCGCTCTCAGGTCGAGGCCGACGAGCGCATTCTGTCCTCCTCTGCCTCGCTCACTCGCACCGGCGAGACGCTGGCCATCACCGTGCGCTTCCGCACGCAGGACGGCCCGTTCGCCTTCACGCTCTCCGTCGGCGCCGCTCGCGTGGCGCTGCTTGCCGCAGGGGCCTCCGCATGAGCCTGTCGCTCTCCGACCTCATCACGCCGGACACGGCCACCGATGCGCTTGATGCGCTGCTGGCGTTTCTGGAGTCCGCCGGGTTCCCGACGACGAGTTGGCAGGACGGCAGCGTCCCGCGCACGCTGACCGAGGGCGAGGCCAACGCCTACGCAGACCTGTCCGAACTGGTCGCCGCCATCGCCAAGGGTGGCTTTCTCGACCTTGCGGAAGGTGACTGGCTCACCCTGCTCGCGCAGGACTTCTACGGCCTGACCCGCCAGCCTGCCGTTGCCACGCGCGGCACCTTCCGGCTCACCGACGCGGGCGGCGGCCCTCACAACTTCCTGGCCGGTGAGATCATCGTCACCAGCGCATCCGGGCTGCGCTACCGCAACCTGAGCGCCGGCACGCTCAACGCCAGTAGCACGCTGGATACCACGTTCGAGGCCGAGGCCACCGGCGCGGTCTACAACCTCCCGGTAGGCGCATCGCTGTCGCTGGTCACCAGCCTGCCCACCGTCACGGTCACCAACCCGGGCGGGGTCGGTGGGTGGATCACCACGCAAGGCACCGACCGGGAGAGCGACGCCAACCTGCGCACGCGCTGCAAGGCGCGATGGCCCGGGACCACGTACATGCTCTCCACGGCGGCCACCTACGAGGCTGCCGCGCTGACCGCCTCGGCCGAGGTCACCAAGGTCAAGGTCTTCCCCAACGACCCAGACCCCGGGCAGGTCAAGGTCGTCCTGGCCGGGTCCAGCGGCGCCGTCTCGTCCGGCGCGGTCACGGACGTGGAGACGTACATCACCGACCGCCTCCCGCTGTGCGTCAACGCGACCGTGGAGAGCGCCACGCCGGTCACCATCACCGTGACGGCAGAACTCCAGTGTGAGGCCGCCTACGAGGGCGCCGTGGCCGCGCAGGCAGAAGCCGCCCTGGCCGCGCTGTTCATCGATCTGCCCATCGGTGGCACGGTCTACCGCTCCGCGCTCATCGAAGCGCTGATGAGCCCGACCGGCATGGTCAACGTCGTGCTCTCTTCCCCGGCGTCTGACACGGGCCTGTCCTCGGTCAGCGTCGGCGTCCTTGCCGTGTCGTTCACCGTCGTCGCGGTGTCTTGATGGCCGACTACAGCGAATACGAGGTCCAGCGCGCGCCGGTATGGTTGCGCGGCGAGTACGGCTCGGGCTGGCTTGCCGCGCACGGGTTCATCAAGGACGGGCTGGCCGAGGGGACAAGGCAGGCGACGCGAGCGCGGTTCGTCTCGCTGGCTCCACAAGACGCGCTCGACCGCATCGCCAGCGACCGGCAACTGGAGCGGATGCCGCCCGACACGGTGGCGGCGTGGCGCACGAGGCTCGGGCAGGCGTGGGAACTATGGGCCTACGCCGGCACGCGCAAGGGCGTACAAGAGGCCATCGAGCGCACGGGGTACGCTACCAGCGTCGTCCTCTACGACGCGCTGGAGTGGCCATCCGGGCCCGGCGCCGTCAACTGGGCCACGTTCTGGGTTGTCCTCTCCGGTCACGGGTGGACGAGCGACGGGACGTGGGGCAGCGGCGGCCTGTGGGGCGACGGCGGAACGTGGGGCAGTACGGCGACGCCGCAGGAGGTGCAGCGCGTGCTGCGGCTGATCCGTCTGTGGAAACCCGCGCACGCCTACTGCGCCGGGGTGCTCGTTCTGCTGAGCGGTGAGTTGTGGGGATACCCGGAGGGCCTGTGGGGAGACCCCGGGACGTGGGGCGGGGAAGTGGCGACGTGGCTGCCTGAGCCGTGAGGTTTGCGAATGGCGATTCTTGACAAGGTTTTTCGTTGGCTCGGTCATGGCCGCTACTACTCGAGCCTGCCGACCCCGGCGAGCAACGGGGACGTGGTCGAGCAACTGTTCGACGCCTACGGCCGCGCCGTCGTTGTCCCTGGCACGACTGCGCCGTCCGGCGTGACGGCCACGCGCCAGCTCACCGCGGCCAACACCGGGGCGCTGGCCTCGGGCGCCGCGTCGCTGGTCGAGGTCAGCGTGTGGAACTCGGGCGCCGTTGCGCTGTGGTTCCAGGTGCATGACAAGTCCGCCGCCGTCGGCTCTGGCGATGCGTGCGTGGATCAGGTCTACGTGCCTGCCGGTGGCACGGTGGGCTGGCGCCCGCTGGTGCCGGTGGCCGCGACCACGCGCCTTCGCTGGGCCGCCTCCACCACGGCAAGCACCTACACGGCGCCCGGCACGCCGGCCTGTGGCTTCAGCGCGGCGGTGTCGTCATGACGGCCGGATCTCCCCTTGGCGGCGCGGTTGCGCCCGGTGGCGGCGGTGGAGGTGGTGGCGTCGTCACCATGACCGGCGATGTGACCGGCGACAGCGACGACAACACCATCTCGTACATCCAGGATGTGCCCGTCGACTTCGACGGCGGCATCCCGGCTGCCGGTCGTGTGCTGGTCACGGAAGATGTGGGCGGCACCGTTCGCATCAAGACGCAGGAGCGCGACATCCGCGTCGTGTACTACGACGAGGGCAACATCGACGCGCTCCAGCCGGTCTACAACACCTTTCCCGACGCGTTCACCGCGGCCGAGAATCTGCTCGCGCTGCACGCCGGCCCCGCGCAGATCGTCGTGCTCAACGACAACGACCCGCCGGAGTTCCCCTCGGGCACGTTCGACGCGCAGGGGTTGATCGAGATCGTGGGGAAGACGGTCGTGCGCGAGGACCGCGTGACGGTCGACGTGCAGTCCGGCTTCGTCCTCCAGAACCCGCGCGCCCTGCGTAACCTGTACATCGAGCACGACATCGCCGCGCCGTGGCTCACCACGTCGACGGCGACGGACCTGAACCTCGTCCTCGACAACACCTATCTGTTCGTCAACGGCGTCGGCTCTGACATCTGCACGCTCGCCGCGTCCACGGTCAACAACCGGCTCCAGTTGATCAACGGCTCGCGCATCGAGGGCGACTCCGGCAAGTTCACCACGCTCGCCTCGGGCAAGGCCATCACCGTCTATGCTGATAGCGGCGTCCTCAACAGCGAGGTCTTCGGTGGCAGCGCCGGCAGCGTCGCGATCTTCCAGGGGGCCGACGCCAGCGTGGACACGCAGGGGTCGTTTAGCGGGACCATCGGCGTGACCAGCGCCGTGATTACCGCTCTTGCGCAGGCGCCGACGAACGTCGCTTTCAACAGCGTGCGCCTCACCAACGTGGCCGCACCGACGAGCGGGTCGGACGCGGCGACGCGCACCTTCACCCTGCAACAGGGCTGTGATCTGATCTACGACGAGGGTGGAGTCGCCGGCCCGCGTACCTTCACCACGCTGGCGGCGGCGGTCACGGCCGCAGCCTCCATCCCGGGCCGGGTGCGTATCGGCATCAAGGCGACGAGCGGCACGCCGACGACCACGGGCGTGACCTACGCGCTCGACCGTCGGATCGAGCTGGTCGGCCTCGGCGCAACCGGCGCCTTCGGTCGCGTCGCGCTGACCATGGTGGCGAGCGCGGTCTTTCAGAACGCCTGCGCCTTCCGCAACCTGGAGATCGAGCACGACCTGGCTGCGGCCTGGCTCACCACGTCGAGCGGAGGCCATGTCGTCGAGTTCGACAACACAACGTTCGTGGACAACGGGTGCTCGGCCGACATCGCCACGCTCGGGTCGGGCACCACCAACTTCTTCTCGTTCTCCAACAACAGCTCGTTCACGGCTGCCTATCCGCTCTTCACCCTCGCCTCGGGCAAGACGGCCTACGTCACCCTTGGCAGCGGATGCGAGATCGGCGGCGACGCTTTCCAGGGGTCCGCCGGGACGCTGCACATCTACCACAACGGCGGCACCTTCGCCTACGGCGACATCACGTTCAGCGGCACGCTCGGCGCGCGTGAGTACAGCGTGATCAAGCAGCTCGCCGACGCCATCGGCGACGTGAGCGTGGGCGGCAACTCGGTCACCAACGTGGGCGCGGTCACCGGGGCGAGTTATGCCACGCGGCGCGACTTCGTGGACGGCTACACCAGCGTGTCCGTCGCCGGGTCCGGCAGCATATCGCTGGCCACGACTGACACGGACATCGGCGTGGTCGATCTGACCGGGGCGCTGAGCGGAGACCGCACGGTCACCTTGCCATCCGAGGACCGCGCGCTGTGGATTCGCAACAGCACCACGGGCACCTACACCCTGTGCCTGGTCAACGGGGGAGGCCCCTACGTCTACCTCGCGCCAGGGCAGACCAAGCGCGTGGTCACCCACAGCACGGATGTGTTTGGCGAGGCCCTCAACGTCCTCGACTTCGTCACCAACCTCGACCTCTCCTCCGGCTACACGGTCGCCACGCACGACGTGACGCTGTTCAAGATCCCGGCGCACACGGCCATCGACCGAGTCGAGATCCGGTGCAGCGAGTCCCTGGCCAGCGGCACCATCACCGTCGCCGTCGGCGTCTCTGGCTCCTACAACCAACTCGTCACGGCCACGGCGTGCAGCACGTCGGGCACCGTGGTCGGCCTGGACGCGACCCACGCGGGTAGCGACTTCAGCGGCAAGATCGCTGCGCTCTACACCTCAGCACAGACCCTCACGCTCCGCATCGTGGTCAGCGGCGGCACGCTGACCGACGGCGGACTGAGCGTGCGTGTCGTCGGCCACTACCTCGGTTGATGCCATGAGCAGCGCACTTCTTCTCAGCGCCGCGCGGCGCCGCACCTCCTCGTCCTGGGCCCCAACCGACGTGGCCGGCCTGGCCCTGTGGCTGGACGCCAGCGACATGTCCACCCTCTTCACCGACAGCGCCCGCACCACGCCGGTCGCCAGTTCGGGTGACCCGGTCGGGGGCTGGGCCGACAAGAGCAGCAACAGCCGTCATCTTGGGCAGTCCACCTCCGGCCGCCGCCCGCTCTACCAGGACACCGGGCGCGACACCGGGCAGCCGGGCGTGGTGCTCGACGACAGCGACGACGGCCTGACGACCACCACAGGCTACGTCCCGTCCGGGGCCTTCACCCTGGTCTTTGTCGGCAAGATCACCAGCACGCCGGGCGGCGCCGAGTACGACCAGGTCTTTGCGTGCAGCGACGGCACCACTTACGTCTCCGTGCTCACCACGGGGGATGCGTCTTACGCCAACCTGGCCTTCTGCCGCGCCACCGGCGCGACGGCCGGGGTCAGGGCCGGTAGCGCCTCGATCTCCACCGGCAAGAGCAGCACCCTGCTGATCTACGACGGCAGCGGCACGGCGACGACGGATTGGTCATGCGAGATGTCGATCGGCACATCGCAGACGCTCTCGTCGTCCGGCGCCTTCGGTTCGCCCGGCACCGGCATCTTCCTCGGCGACCGTCCGGTCTCGGCCTTCCCCAGCGGGTACGCCTACTCGGAAATCCTCCTCTACGAGTCCGCACTCTCGGGCACGGACCTCGACGATCTCAAGGCTTACCTGGGGGCCAAATGGCCCTGATCTCCCTCTGTCTCTGAAAGGAAACCACCGTGGCCAATCCTGAAGCTCTTTCTTCGCCCGCCTACGCGCAGGGCTACGAAACGATCTCGGAAGATGTCGATCTCGTCGCCCTGTTCGGGGGGCCCTGTCGCGCGATCCGGGTAGGCCAGGAGGGCGATCTCGCGCTGACCTATTCCAACGGCACGACGGGGACGATCTGGGCCGTCAAGGAAGGAGAGACGATCCTCATCCAGGCCAGCAAAATCATGGCGACGACGACAGCCGGGAAGATCAGTGTCTACCCATGATGCTCGGCCTTGGTCTTGGCATGAGCATGTTGCGTCGCAGCGCGCCCGCCTGGACCCCCGCCGACCTGGCTCCGGGGGTGCTGCTCGCCTGGCTCGAGGGCGAGCTGGGCGACCTCGGCCCGACCGACGCGGGCGCGGCCGCGCTCGCCGACGCGGGCGCCTCGGATGCGTCCACGGTGGGCTTCTGGCTCGACCGCTCGCCGGGCGCCAAGTCGGTCAAGCAGGCGACGGCCGGCGCTCGCCCCTACGCGGGCTACAGCGCCAAGGGCAAGGGGGTCGCCATCCATGGAGACGGCGCCGCCCGCTACCTCGCCGCGGCATCGTCGATCGCGGGCGCGAGGCACGTCTTCGCCGACGTGGCCTTTCGCGGCAACAACGCGACGCGCGGCATCGGGGACGAGCCGGACAACTTCGTCGCAGACTACCAGGCGTATGTGGCCGGCGATGCGGTCGTGAACCCGTCCAGCGTGCTCCTGCTCGGCGACACCGGGACCAACAACATCTCGGCGCTGATCGCGGGCAATTACTACAAGAACGGCGTCCTCACCTCGCCCAAGAACGTCGGTCGGCAGCGCGTCTGGCAGGTCGCCCGTTTTAGCCGCACCAGCGCCGACATGGACACGGGCAAGCTGCGCGTCCTGACCTACCCGAGCGGCCTGCTCTGGGCACAGGGCGCGCTGCGGCGCGTGATCGTGCTGCACAACAGCGCCAGCGCAGACGACATCGCCAACGTCCAGGCGTACATGGACCGCAAATTCGCAGGGACGCCCGTCGTGGCATGCACGCTCGACAGCCTTAGCGCCTGCCTGGACCTGCCGCAGAACGAGGCGTGGCCTCACCTGCTCTGGCGCAACCGCTGGCGGGGGTGCGTGTCGGTGCCGAATTTTGGCATCCCTGGACGGCTGATCCTGACCGCCGTGGCCGACGACCCGGCGAAGCTCGCGGCCGTGAAGGGGACGGGAAAAAACGTCGTCGTGCTCCAGGGCGGGGCAAATGACATTTTGGCCGGGGCCTCAGCGTCGACCGTGTGGAGCCGGCTCCAGACGTACATCACCGACGCTGTCACCGCCGGCTGGCAGGTCGTGGTCTGCTCCATCGCAGACGGCACCGGTTACAGCGCGGGGCAGCGCACCGAGATCTCGACCCTGCGCGGGCTGATCGCCGCGGGCTACGCGGGGGCCGGAGCCTCCGGCTACGTCGACCTGTTCGCCGCGGCGCCCGCGCTGCGGGCCGATGGCATCCACTACAGCACGGCCGGCGCCATCACCGTCGCGAGCGCCGTGGGCGCCGTCGTCGACGCGCTGCTGTGACCTGCCGACTGCGCACGCCGGACGAGCGCCTCGCCCATCTCGAGGCGGCCCTCGCCCGGACGGATGCCCGCTGCCGCCGGCTCACCCTCGCCCTCGCCCTCGTGGCCTGCCTGCTGGTGGGCCTCGCCGCTCTTGTCCTTCGTCCCCCGTGAGGTCTCTGCCGCCATGTCCCTCGCCTCCGACGCTGCCCCCTCGCTCCGCGACGATGAGCCCCTCGACAGCGACCAGTACGCGCAGGCGTGGGCCCGGGCCAAAAGCCAGGCCGAACGCGACGCCCTGCTCTATGAAGGACAGCAGGAGTCACGGCGTCAGATCCACAACCTGACCGCGGCCGTCGACCGCCTGTCGAGCCTCGTCGGCAACAGCGCGCAGGCTGCCCGCGACATGGCCAGGGAATACGCGGGCGAGCACAAGGTCATCAACGCCAACCTGACCCTGCTCGTGGAGCAGGTGCGGACCAACGCCCAGGCCATTGGCCAGATTGCCGAGGGCCAGGGGATGATCGCCGCGGAACTCGCGGCCCGCGCCCGGCAGGACTCCGTGCGCGAGACCGAGATCACCGCGCAGCGCGCCGCCCTCCAGCAGACGGCCGCCGACCTGCGCACCGTCCGCCTCAAGGCCGCCGGCATCAAGGCGGCCATCGGCGCCGGGGCCGTCACCGCCTGGGAGATCGCCCGGCACCTGTTCCCGTCGCTCGCCCCCTGACCCGCCCGCTCACCCTGTCACCCGCACCGGAGACACCCCACCGTGGACCTGTCCGATCTGGAGTTTTTCGTCGCCGTCGCCCGCGCCTACCCGCGGCTGTCGGCCACCGTCGCCGTGCTCGCCGCGCTCGTCCTCGTCGGCGCCAACGTCCGCCCGTCCGAGGCGTGGGCGCTGGCTCACCCGCACGCCTTCATGCTGATCCGGGTGTGCCGCGCCATCGCCGCCAACGCGGTCAAGGCCGTGGGCATCCTCGCCGAGTGGCGCCGGGACGGGTCAGCGTCGGCCGTGCGCGCGTTCTTTGACCGCGGACGCCCCACGGACCCGAGCGGCCCGCCGTCGCCCGCGCCCGCCCCGGTTGCGCCCGACGCCGAGGCCATCCCCGCCAGCGACCCGACGCCGCCCAGCCCGAGCGAGGCCGCCGGCCGCATCGGTGGCACCGTTGGTGGCAGCGGGAGGCGCGCATGACCTGCCCCCACCGCTCGGCCCTTGCCAGTCTGCTGCTGCTCGCCGTCGTCCTCGTGGAGGCCGCCTGCCGGGGCGTGCGCGCGCCGGAGCCGGACGAGGTGGCCGAGGCCCGGCGCCTCATGGACGCCGCGGCCCTGACCCTGCCTGTGGCCCGTCTCGCCTGCCCGGCGACGCCCCGGCCGGACCTGTGCTCCGCCTCCCTGCGCGCGGCTGCCGCCACCCTGGACGCCGCCCGCCCGCTGCTCGCCCCGTGCCCGGAGGCGACCCCCGCCGACCCCGCCGACCGCTACCTGTGCGAGCAGGAGCGGATCGAGGCCGTGCGCCGGGCGCTGCCCGACCTGCGCCGCGCCGCTGCCGACCTGGCGGACGCCGCCGAGGGTCGCGCGCCCACCTCCCCTGCCCCGTCCGCTACCCCCTCACCGTCGGCCCCGGAGTGACCCATGGCCACTGATTTTCGCCTCAACACGACATCTCGCAACGCGGCCCTCGACGCGGCGTTTACCTCCGCGCAGAACAGCGGGCTGCTGCGCGTCTACAGCGGGTCTCGCCCCGCGACGCTGAGCACACCGATCTCCGGTCAGACGTTGCTGGTCGAGTTCAATCTGGGCGCCACCGCCTGGGCCGCAGCCTCCGGCGGCAGCAAGGCGGCCAACGCCATCGCAAGCGCCGTCGCCGTCGCCACGGGCACGGCGTCCTTCTTTCAGATCCTCAATACCGACGGCACGACCGTGCACGCCGACGGCAACGTGGGCACGAGCGACGAGAACATGGTGCTGCCCACCACGTCGATTGCGGCCAGCGTCACGGTCACCATCTCCTCGCTGACCTTCACCATCCCGGCGAGCACCTGATGGCCGACGCACCCATCCCCATTCGAGACGCGACCGGCGAACTGGTGCTGGTCGACAACGAGGCGGCCACCAACGAGCAGGGGCAGGCCGTGCGCCGGCAGCTCGTCGGGGCCCCCGACCTGGAGGGGCACCTCCATGCGATCCACCTCGAGCTGGGCACGCTCCAGGCACGCAAGGGTCTGCCCAACCCGACGACCGGCGCCGACCGCGTCGAGGTGGTGAGCGGCACGGTCACGACGGTGACCACGGTGACGACGGTGTCCACCGTCACGACGGTGGGCAGCGTCACGAACATCGCCGGCATCGGCGGCAACAACCCGCTGGCGATGCCCCTCGGGCCCTTCTGGCAACTGGCCGCTGAGCAGCGGAAAAAGATCACGGTGACCTGACATGGCAATCGCGCTGACCCTTCGCAAAGTCCTCGACCGCAAGGTCTGGGAGCCGGTGGCCCCGTGCCCGTCGACCTCCGCCGCGGGCTCGATCCTGATCGACTCGCCGTCCGACCAGGAGCCCAACCAGTACGTTCTCGGCCTGTTCTCGAACACGGTCGCGTACCTCTACGCGCCGCGCGAGGATGGGTGGGTGCTGCTGCCGTCGCCAGCGCTGGCCGGCACGTTTGGCGCTGGCGTGTGCGGCGCCTGGAACCCCAAGGGGCCCACGGGCACGGCGTCGGCCGGCTCGTCCACGACCATCACCACCACGCTCACCACGGTCCTCTGCCTGGCCGGCTACTCGATCCGGCTGACGGGCGGCACCGGCGCCGGGCAGATCCGCAAGATCAGCAGCAACACCATCGGCGCCAACGCGGTGTTCACGGTCGCGGAAGCGTGGACCACGACCCCCGACGCGACGACCACCTACGAACTGCGCACCGGCCGCTTCTACGTGCTCGGCGCCGGCACACTGGCGAGCGGCAGTTTTCGCTACTACGACGTGGCGACGGGCGCGTGGACCACGCTCACGCAGACGGGCCTGAGTGCGACGTGGGGCACGGAAGGCTACCTGATCGCGCCGCGTCCGGTGGAGGAGAAGGTGCAGGCGACGGGCACGGCCACGGCTGGCACATCGTCCACCATCACGCTGAGCACGGCCACATGGACGGCCAGCGCATTCGTCGGGTTCCTGGTCGAGATCACGGCGGGCACCGGGGTCGGGCAGATCCGGCCGATCACGGCCAATACGGACACGCAGATCACGGTCGGCTTCAACTGGACCACCACGCCGGACACCACGAGCGTGTTTGAGGTGCGGCGCCAGGGCGTCGCAGCCGGTGTCGCCACGTCGGCCACGAGCACGACGCTGAGCAACGCCGGCAAGTCGTGGACATCGAGCCAGTGGGTGAACGCGCAGGTGCGCATCGTCGCCGGCACGGGGGCGGGCCAGGTGCGCGCCATCACGGCGAACACGAGCACGCAACTCACGGTCGCGACGTGGACCGTGACGCCGGACACCACCAGCGTCTACGTGATCGAGGGCAACGAGGATCACCTCTACCTGCTCGGCAACAACGCCGTGACCCTCTACCGCTACAGCCTCAGCGGCGCGGCGTGGTCGACGCTCAGCCCGGGCGCAGCGCGTGCGGGTGCGGCGGCGGCCGGTTGCGCATCGGCGTGGGTGGCCGAGGAAGAGCACCCGGTCTGGCGCGACGAGGCCAATATCCAGAATGGCCGCTGGATTTATAGCTTCCGCGGCGGTGGCGTCACCACGCTCGACCGCTACGACATCGCGCTCAACACCTGGACCAGCGCGCTCACCTACGCGCCCGTCGCCGAGACGGTGACCACGGGCACCTCGGCCTGCTACCGCAGCGGCAAGTGGTACGTGCACAAGGACGCGACGGGCCGCTACTTTCAATTCTCCCCGTCCGCTTTCCGCCTCGACCCGCTGAGCACCAACGTCTATCCGCAGGGCGCCGCGCTGGTGGGCAACAGGATGTTCACCGCGACGACGCGCGACGGTTCGACCGTGCTGCGCTGGGTCTACCACCAGCACAATACCTCGACGCTCCTCTGGCGCTCGCTCGACTTCTGAACCCTGACCCATGCTGCTCGACCTCCACCCGGCCTACAACGCGCTCTGGGGCGCGGCGTCAGCAACGCTGCCGGTTCAGGCGGCGAGTGCCGTCGCGCTGTCGCTGGACGCCACGGGCGCGGGTACTCTGCCCGCGCAGGCGTCGGCCTCGGCCGGGCTGTCACTCGCCGCCGAGGTCACCGGGCCGACGCCGGTGCGCGCAGCGTCCAGTGGCACCCTTGCGCTCTCGGGCACGGCCAGCGCGTCGCTGCCCATCCAGGCCACGGCGCCCGTCTCCCTCACCCTGGCCTGCGTCGCGGCGGGCACTCTGCCCGTGCAGTCCGCGGCCACGGTCTCGCTCGGCCTGGGGGCCGTCGTCGTGGGGCGCGTGCCCGTCTCCGCGGCCGGTGCGGGTGGACTGGCCATGGCCGGCACCGTGTCATGCCGGGTGCCCGTCGCCTGCGCCGCCGTCGGCCGATGGATCGAGACATGGCTCACGGTCCCGGTGCGCACGTCGCTCGACGTGGCCGACCCGCGCGCGTCGGTCGTCGTCGCGCGCAGCCCGCGCACGGTGGACGCCGAGCGAGACGAGCGCGCGGTGGTCGTCGCCCGTGAGATCCGCACCCCGACCCTGACGCCCGCGCGGCGAAGGATGGTACCGAGCATGTCGTTCTGGAAGAAGACCGAGGACACCGAAACCTACCAGGCCACGCTCAAGGTCAACGGCAGCGCCGCCAACCTGACAACGCTCGGCGTGGCGTCGGTCGAGCTGCACCTCAAGCCGGAGGCCGGTGGCGACCGCATTGACATCGCCATGACGGTGACGAGCGCGTCCGGCGGCATCGTGTCGGCGGAACTCGAGTCGGACATCCCGGCCGGGAAGTACCGCGTCAGCGTCGTGGCCACGCTCGGCAGCGGCGCCAAGAAGACCTGGCCCGACCAGGGGTTCGAGACGTTGACCGTGGAGGCGTCGCTGTGAGGCGCGGTCTGGAGGTGGCGCTTGTGTGCATCGTCGTCGGCCTGGGCTCGGCGCTGCTCTGCCTGGCGGTGGCCTCGGCCCTGCTCTCGCTGGACGCGCGCGAGATGGACGAGACCGACGGCGTGACCTCGGGGCTGGCGACGCACGCCGCGGCCTGCCTGCGCTGACCCATCTGCCGCGTGTGGCACGGTGGCGACATGAGCCCACGATCCATCACGCGCACCGTCACCACCACCATCACCAAGACCGTCGGAGAAATCGCCCGCGATGCGTGGATGACCTACGCCGAGCCGGACATGCCGAACGATAGCCCTGTCTGGGAGATCGCGGCCGAGGCCGTCGCCGTCGCCGTCGAGCAAGACATCGCCACGAGGCTGGCGCAGGCGCTCGGCGTGCCGGCGGCCGACATCGACAGCCTGCTCGCCACCGCGGAGAAGCAGGCCAAGGAACTGACCGACGCGGCGATGGCCAAGATGGCCAAACTGCCTCGGCCCAAGCCGGCGCCCGTCGAGCCGCCCCCGTCCGTGCCCACCGCGCCGCCGTTCGAGCCGAAGCAGCCCGACCCCAGCGACATCCCGTGGGAGAGGCTGCGGCCGTACCTGCCAACGGAGCCCGGTCAGCCGTACTTCATCCCGCCCGCTAGCCCGGTGCCCTACGTCCCGACGCGCACGGTGCCGAACAGCGCCCCGCGCTGGTGGGGCGTGGATATCGTCTGCAAGACCGATGACCTCTCACGCGCCATATCCGCCTCGCGCACCATGGCCACGGCCACGGCCAACGACCTCGTGCAGCGAATCGTGACCACGAAGGCGCCGCCCTACGACGACAGCCACCCGACCTTCATCCCCTCGGACTCCTGACCATGACCCTCGCCGGACACTTCCTCGATGACCTCGCCCGCGCCGAGCGCCGCAACCAGGCGTGTGCCCTCGCCCTGTACGCCGTCAACGGCGACGCCGGGCGCAACGTCGGTGACCTGATCCACGAGCAGGTGACCGAGGGCCGGCGCCGCCAGTGGGAGGAGGCGCGCAAGGCGGGCGCCGCGTGGGCGCTGGCGATGAAGGCCGGCTACCAATCCTGTGGCGACCTCGTGGCCTGGATGCTCACCCGCCTCGGGTGCCGCGACGAGGCCCTGGTCAACCGCACCGACGACGGCGGCATCCGCGCCTGGCAGCCCGGGCGCAACGTGACCAACATCACCGGCAGCCGCTTCTACCGGCGAGCGAAGGGCGGCGGCACGCCGTGGCCGGGCGACCCGATGTTCTTGCTGCACGGCGGCGGCCACCTCGACATCCTTCTGGGGTGGGACGAGGCCGGGCGCACAGCCACCGTCGCGGCCTACGGCCAGCCCTACGGACGAAAGCGCGTCCGGCAGCTCGGCGGCAGCGACGGGCGCTGGACACTCGACGGTAGTGTGCTGGACGGGTGGCTCGACCTGGACGCGGTCGAGTTCACCGCGGAGCCCGACCTGACCATGGAGGAGTCGTGACCGGATTTCACCCGAGCGTGCGGGCCGACTGGCTCGCCAAGAACAAGCGCCTCGAAGGCCGCATCACGTGGCCCTACCTCGACTGCCGCGGCCTGCCCACGGTCGCCGTCGGCGTCATGTTCTCCTCGCTCAAGGAGATGCTCTCCTATGCGTGGGTCAACAGCACGACGATGGCGCCTGCGACACGCGCCGAGGTGGAGACCGCGTGGGCCGCGCTGACCGAGTGCAGCCCGACGGACCGCGTTAGCATGATGAAGCACGGCGCCGCGGTCGCGCGCAAACTCGTCCACGTCGAGCTGACCGAGGGCGAACTGGACCGCATCACCCTGGCCCGGTTCGACGCCTTCGCCCGCATCCTCGTTGGCCGCTTCCCCGCCCTGCACTCGTGGCCGGTGCCGGCGCAGTGGGTGATGATGTCGCTCGCGTGGGCGGCCGGCCCGATGTTCGCCTTTCCGAAGATGCAGGCGCACCTCGAGCGCGGCGACTTCCTTGCGGCTGCGGACGAGGTGAACCTCAACGTCATCACGCCCGAGGGCATCAAGAACAAGGGCCTCGTGGAGAGGAACCGCGAGAACAAGGCCCTCATGCTGGCGGCGGCAGCCGAGCGCGGGCAGACGGCGCCGACCGTGCCCCCGGACCCGACCCCGACGCAGCCCATGGCCGACGCCGAACGCGAGGCCATCCTGGCGCTCAACAACGCGACGACCACGGCGAGCCTGCTCGACCGCATGGCCGACTTCCTGCGCGAGCGCTGACCCGACTTCCCCCCGCAACACCGACAGCCCCACTGGCCCTCACCGGCTGGTGGGGCTGTTGCCTTTTTGTCCGAGCGTCAGACCCCTCCCGGCGCGGGCGTAGGGTGAGGCCATGAGCAACACGGTCGACCATCCATCGCATTATCAGCACCCGTCCGGTGTCGAGGCCATCGACATCTGCGAACACCTCGGCTTCAACCTGGGCAACGCCTACAAGTACCTCGCCCGCGCCGGCAAGAAGGGGGACCGCGCCGAGGACTTGCGCAAGGCCGCGTGGTACCTGCGGCGCGACGGCGAGCGCAAGCGCACGGCGGGCCGCGGCGGCAACGTCACCAGGGTGCCGACCGACGTGCAAGGGATGGCGCACAGGGTCATCATGGCGGGCGCAAGCGGCTCCGCTCTCTTGCTGCTGTTGCTTGCCATTCGCGACGGCGCCATCGAGGCGCCCATCTGTTTCACCATCGCCAAGGAGTGCGACCGCGAGGCCGCATCGTGAGCGAACGGTCCTACCTCGACACCCTGCGCGACGTGCTGACGCGTGGGCACCTCGTCCCGACGCGGGCCACGCTCAAGAGCGCCGGCAGACCGGCCGACGCGCTGAGCGTGTTCGCCCCGCACGCGATGCGCTTCGACCTGCGCGCCGGCTTCCCGCTGCTGACCACCAAGCACGTCAGCCTGCGCAGCGTCGCCGCCGAGTTGCTGTGGTTCCTCTCGGGCTCAACCAACGAGCGCGACCTGGCCGCCATGGGCTCAGGCATCTGGCGCCCGTGGGCCGACGACGAGGGCAACGTGGGCCCGTCCTACGGCCACAACTGGCGGCACTTCGGCGCGTGCGTGGCCGAGGCCGGCGTTGACCAGATCGCGGAGATCATGGCCGGCATCCGTGCGGTGAAGGCCAACCCGCGCGACGACCGCGCCCGCCGGCTGGTGCTGACCGCACTCGACCCGGCGACCGTGGACGAGGCCGCGCTCTACCCGTGCCATGTCCTCGTGCAGTGGCACGTCGGCCGTGGGATGCTCTCGTGCCACATGTACCAGCGGAGCGCAGACCTCTTCATCGGGTCACCGTACAACGTCGCCTCCTACGCCCTGCTGACGCACCTCATGGCGCGGGCCACGGGGCTGTGCCCGGGCAAGTTGGTGGTGTCGATGGGCGACGCCCACATCTACACCAACCACCTCGAGCAAGTGCGCGAGCAGCTCACCCGCGGGCCGTACCTGCCCCCGTCGCTCGTCCTGCCCGAGATGCGGTTCGAGGTGCCCTCGTGGGGCGCCTTGCCTCAGTTCCTCTGGCCGGACGGCAGCGCGCTGACCCCGGACACGCTGGCCGCCGCCCTGCGCGACTACAAGCACCACCCGGCCCTGTCCGGCGAGGTGGCGGTCTAGTCAGGCGGCCTGCGCTTGGCAGATGGCCCGCACCTCGCGGTCTAGCACCTCAAGCATCTCCACGCGCCACAGCACCTCATCCCGAGCCTGGAACGCGTCGATCTGACGCCCGGCCTTCTCGATGATCTCACGAAGACCACGGCCAGACAGCCCGACCTCCCGGTAACTCGCGTCCATGTGCCTGGCGCCACCGAAGAACAGCGCCATGCAGAGCGTTTGCGTGGCCATCATCTGCTCACGGTCACAGCAGGTTTCGTCCGCGGCGCGGTACCACTGCTCGTATCGGGCGCACTGGAACTTGATGGCGGCCTCAGCGCGGGCGAACAGCGGGGCCAACTCGGCGCGGGCCGCGGCGGCGGCTTGGCACCGGGCGAGGTAGGCGTCCAACTTGCCGGCAGCCACCTCGGCCTTGACGGTCGCCAGCAACTTCGAGGTGAGAGGCTTGAGGGTGCGCTTGGTGCCGTTGCACTTGAAGCAAACGGTGCCGGTTTGGCGATTGAACGAGAAGTGACCGGAGCCGCCGCATCGTGAGCACTCCTGCGTGTGACCGAGGAACGAGAGGCGGGCGGCCAGGTTACGAAGAGGCCAATCCAGAGCGGCGGCGAAGTCCTTGTCGGTGAGGTTCGTGGCGGCGTTGGGCTTGCTCATGTCCCTTACTCTAATCCGGGCGCCCGGATTGTCAACACCGAAAGATCGACCCCCCTCACTTTTCTTTTCAGCCCCTCGCCCGGCCCTTGCGCCAGCCAGGCTTGGGCGGGGGCTGCCGTGCCACCACCCGGGCGGCCTCCAGCGCGTCCGGCCCCGTGGCGCCCCCTAGCAGCGCCTCCACGGCGGCCAGGGCTGCTAGCACCGCCTGGGCCTGCGTCGGGGCGGCAAGGGCCTCTTGCGTGCGACGGAGCGCGGTCGCCTCATCATCGGTCAGCCTGAGCCCGAGCCGGGTGCGCTCCCGGCTGGCGTCCTCGGTGGCGTAGTCCCGGGCGGGGCGGGTGGCGGTCTTGCGGGTGGTCATGCACGCACCTTAGCCTGACAGCGTGCCCGACCGTGCCCACGGATGAATGTCATCAAACTGTCGATGCCTTGGGCTGGCTTTCTTTAGGGCTTCTTCGTACTGCTTCACGCTGTACGTCTCAAAGTACCCCTCGCGCAGGTAGGAAGTCAGAAACTTGTCTAGCGGTGATGTGAGGAAAAATCCTCGCCTGAAGCCGTCGCTGTTGTTCTTCATTCGGCCGTGCGTGAAAATGACCAGCAGCGGAGCGCCATTGACTTTCCACTCGTAGGACATCTCACAAGAGATGAGCGGGACACCTGAAAAGGCGGCGTCTAGCGTCCAAAGTCCCGACCCTGGCTCGTACCCGCACGCATCATCAAGGGCATCGGACACACCACGCTCCGCTCGCTCCGTCCACAGGTAGAACCACGGCGACCACTGCTGGTACATGAGCCGCAACCATTCTCTCAAAATCCGTTGCGCGTCGGTCATATGTACATCTCCAGTGCCACAATCCCCGGAGTCGCGGTTCTCCGCGCTCGCCGGGGTAGTCGTGTCAGTACGATCCTAGGCGGCCACCGCGACGGGTAGCTTGCGGTAGTACCAGCAGCCGCGGACCAGCTCGACCCATCCGTCCGCGTTGTCGCTCGGGATGCGGCATCCGAGCATCACCAGTTCCACGGGGCCGGTCATCTTGTGGAAGGTGACGATGGACTTGCCGTTGAGGCTCTTGCCGTTCCAGGTCGCCTGACGCTGCTCGTGGGGGCGTCCGGTGCGGTACGCATTGCGCTGCATCTCGACCAGCATCCGGTCCCTGGCGCGAGCCTCCGCCTTGGTGGCGTTCAGACCCCAACCGAGGGCGCGGCTGGCACAGTCACGGCCGAAGCGGACAAGATTGCCAGACTCGTCCTCGAGAACCACCGTGCACTTGAGGTTCTTCTTGCCGCAGCACTCACACACGGTCGTCTCATCCGTGATGCCGAGGAAGGAGTAGGCGGTCTTGGCGGCGGCGTTCGGCTTGTTCATGTCCCTCAATCTAATCCGGGCGTCCGGAATGTCAACAGAAAAAAGATCACCCGCTTCGATTTTTTACGGGGCCCTCATAAACTCAGCAAATCGACGACATGCGGCAACAAATCCGTCGGTTGCCTGCCGTCCAATGGCACACCTCAAAGCCCAGTCCATCACCTCGGCCGCGTGCCACGAAAGAGGGTGATACTCAACTTCGCCCGTCTCTTGATTGTCGCGCACCGACGCAAGAAAAAGTACGGATGCCATCGATTCCACTTCTACGGCCTCTTTTACTAGGACGGGCTCTTTTCTGTGCAGTCGCCCAATCAGATCAACAATCCGCTCCCCTCGTTCAAATTGGGATGGGTTGTCGTGACTCGGCCTGTCTCGCCGGAGATGCAGACACATTCGGCGCGTTGTGCCGAGCAGGCTCGCAATCGCGTCCGCTCGCGATGGATGCACGACGATTACGGGATCTTGCGAAGGTGGCGCAACGCTAGGCGCGGGTCGCGCGTTTGCAAATTGCATTTCACCACTACGCTCATTGAAAATCAATTCTTGCTGCGCCATGGTTTCCCTACCCGACCAGCGCCGGCACCGTGACCCGCTCGACGCACAGCCCACACTCGGCCGCGCGTCGGAGGGTGGCGTCCGTGCCGCGCGTGGCAGGCTCCCACGGGGTCACGTAGCCCACGACCAGCGCGCCCCACCCTAGCCCCCGCGCAGTCGTCAGCCCGTCGACCATGGCCCGGTTGCGGGCGAGCGGTCCCGGGTCGCCCTCGGCCCAACGGCGCGCCAGGGCGTGGGTATCCAGGCGCACGCCGTCCGGCAGGTAGGTGACGACGCGCACGCCCCGGTTGCGTGCGACGGTGCCCGCCCACCGGTCCGGGCCGAGGGCGCCGCCCTGGAGGAGCACGGTCGGGTGTGGGCACTCGTCCAGCAGACACCCGACGCGCCAGCAGACGTAGACATGGGCACCCGGGTGGTAGGCCAGCTCGCGGGCGCCGCATACGAGGAGAGCGTGCATGGGGCGAGCGTAGGCCACCCGTCTGACGGGTGTGGCAGGGTGGTCAGGCGCCGACGTGGCGCGCGTGGAGGCGACCATGAGCAAGCGGACGATGTGGATCATCGAGGGCACGTCACGGCAGGGCGAGGAGGAGATCGCGATCTACGTGCGCAGGCGGCCCAAGGCGACCTTCTTGGGCAAGGTCAACTGGTTCACGCCTTCGCGCGACGGGGCGCGCCCGTTCAAGGCGGCCGACGAGGCGGCCCGCGCGCTCAAGATGGGCAAGGCTGGCGACGACGTGCGGTGGCAGACGTGCCGCGTGGTGGCCGTCGCCGTCGAGTCCTGACCCCTCGCCCGGGTAGCGCACACTCGCCGGCATGTCACGCCGCCACAAGCGCAGCGCACCGCTGCCGCCCCTGCGACCCGAGCCCGTGCGCACGCCGCCACCGGCACCCGCCCGCGCCGTGGTCCTGCGCTGGGCGCTGCCGCTGGACGTGAGCCCGCGCCAGGCCGAGCACGCCCTGGACCTGGCCCTCATGCACGAGGCCGCCGTCCGCTGGCACTGGTGCGGGGAGGTCGCCGTGGTGCAGACGGCGCGCGTACAGGCGGCGCTCGCCCTGCTGGCGCCGACGCTGGGGGCTCCGCTCCCGTGACCCGTCGGCGCCCTGGCGTAGGGTGGTGAGCATGTCCGACTCCTCATGGCTCCACGCCCTCGGCGTCTACCAAATCACGGCGCTCGTCACCGTCGACAACCCGGACGAGGCGAACCCGTCCCTATCCGTGCGCGTCGAGGCCGACTGGGGCACGGGGTCGGGCGCTGGCAAGAACCTGCGCGAGGCGGTCCTCGGCGCCGTGCTCGCGGCCCATTCGCGCGCCGTCAACGGTCGTGGCAAGGCTGCGGAGAAGCGTGCTGCCGCCATCAAGGCCGCCCTGCGCGCCGCTGGCGATGCGGTGAAGCCATGACCCCTCCTCGGCATGAGGCATGGTGGGCGCATGAGACTCACCGCCATTCTCGCCATCTCCACCGACGGCGCCATCGGTCAGACCACGAGCCCAACCGGGATGCCCTGGCCCCGGCTCAGCGCGGACCTGCGCCGGTTCCGCGACGCCACCATGGGCCGCGTGTGCATCGTCGGGCGCAAGACCTACGACGGGTTGCCTCCGCTGCCGGGGCGGCGCCTCGCCGTGCTGACGCGGGACCGCGAACTATGCTTCCCGCCCCACCCCGACCCGAAGGCGGTCTACGCTGGCGCGATGCCGCCACAAGTCATGCTCTCTGTATTCCGCTTGCGCGAGGAGGAGGTCATGGTCATCGGCGGCGCCGAGGTCTACCGCGCGCTACTGCCGTTCTGTGACCGCGTGCTCTTGACCGAGGTGCGGGCCACGTACCCGGAGGCCGACGTGCGGCTCGGCACCGTGGCCGACATCACCCACGGCCTGCGGTGCCTGTCGCGCGAGACCCTGGGGCCGGACGAGTCGACGCCGGTGGGCGTGGTCTTCAGCGAGTGGGTGCGGGACTAGTGGTGCCCACCCGCCACAGGTCACGGACCTGCGGCGATGGCGGTGGGGTCGGGGGTTGGCGGTACGGGGTCACAGCCCCTTGACCCCGCGTGCGCCGAGCCACCGGCGGGCCTCGGCCGCGTCCGCCACGCACGGACGGATGCCGGTCAGGGTGATCTCGCCGTCCTTGTTCATCTTCCGGATGACCGAGGCGTCGAGCCCGGCGAGCGCGCCGAGTTGGCGCACCGTCAGCGCCTCGCCGTCGGCGAGCTGCACGCGGGCCCACGCGGCGACCAGCACCAACGCGAGCGGGTCATCAAGGTCGGCATCGTCCAGGTCGGTCTCGGCCAGCGGGCCCACGATGCTGGTGTCCGCCGGGCAGGCGTACAGCGTGCTGACCACGGACTGCACGCCGTCGCGGGCCTCGCCGTGGGTATCCCAGTCCCACACGGGCAGGCCGCGCTGAGCGTAGGTCACGAGCGCCGAGACGGTCAGCGCCGGCACCAGCGCAGGCCGTACTGTGCATAGGTCTCGCGCGTGCTCTCGTCGTGCGTGGTGACGAGCGAGGCCAGCCACTCACTCAGAGGCCCGGCCAGCGGGCGCAGGGAGGCGGTGCCCGGCGGCGGCAGTTGCCCGTCTAGCCGGCCTTCGACGGCGAGCGCGTAGAGGCGTTCAGCTTCGTGAGCAGCCTCGACTCGATCTCTCTTGCCAGTGGAGAGGTCGTAGCGCTTGTCGCGGACCGTGAAGCGGACCTTGTAGACGGTGCGCCCCGCGGGCCTTCGGATCTTCCAACCCTCTGCGATTCTCGCCATTGGTCCAGGTCATCCTGCCTCCACTGGCGGCGCTTGCCCACCATGTAAAACGGCAGGTGCTTGCGAATCCTTCGATCAAACGTGTCGCCGCTCACGCCGAGGTAGCGGGCCGCCTCGTCGTGAAAGAAGAACGTGCTCGTCGCACTCATGCTCACCACCCTCGCACGCGCCGTCAGGGGGTCTGCCGGACGTGCCTCGGCTTGTGCCTGTAGGACCGCGAGGTCTGCGGCCCGTCGAAGGCACCAGCGTCGGCGTAGGAGCCGCGGGTCGTGTACGCCTCGACCTCGCCGGTGACCTCGTGAAAGACCGCCTGGCAGATGGGCCACCCGGGCGGGATGAGCAGCGGCGCAAGTACGGCCATCTCCAGCGTGATCTGCCCGGCGAAGGCGGACTCGATGTGCCCCGCGGTGCGGTGGACCTCGAGCGAGAGCCGGCCCGGACTGCTCTTGCCATCGACGCGGACGACGTGGTGCGGGGCGTGGACGCGCTCGATGGTGGCGCCGAGGTAGAAGCGCCCGGGCCGAAGCAGGAAGGCGCCGCTCGCGTCGACCTCAACCGGAACGAAGCGGTTGCCGTCGTCGGTGCGCACGTCGAGCGGGGGCAGACGGGCGTTCGTGTGGCGCGGGTCGTACACCCGGCACACCAGCAGCCGCGGGTGCAGGTGCAGGGTCACGCCCGCTTGGTCGATCTGGTCGTCGTCGTGCGGGGTGATGGCGATGATCTTGCTGGCGATGGCGGCGCGGATGGCGGGGCCGGTCAGGATGCTCATGGCGCCATTCTCTCCGCGGCGTCGGAGGGGTCAGCGAGCAGCGAGAGTTGCCCGGCGCGGGCTTGCGCAAGCGTCTGCCCGGCAGCCTCAGCGGTGAGGCGTTCGCACGCGGTGGCGTAGTGGGTGGCGTCCTGCTCGGCCCCGGCGAAACGGCGACCGAGACGGAGGGCCGCGACACCCGTGGTGCCGCTGCCGGCGAAGGGGTCGAGGATGAGGTCGCCGGGCTTGGACAGGTACCGCACCCACCAATGACAAAGCGGGTACGGCGTGGCGGCACCATGGCCTTCCGAACCGCCGGAAGAACTCGAGTTCGCATTGGCGATGGGGAGGATGTTGTAAGGCGTCACGCCGCCACGTTCGGCGGCGACACTTGCGCACCTGCCAGCGCGCATTCCGAGGCCGGACGGCATTGTTCTCAGGCCCATGCGCCCCTCGGCGCGAGCCGCGACGTTGGCATCAGTCTCGGTCCAGAGCACAGCGTCCTGATTGCGAAAGCAGTCGGGTTCACCAAGCCACACGCACGCCTTCACACTCGGGCGCATGAGGCCATTCTTTCGGTGGACGTGGACGGTGGGAGGCGCCGACGTGTTCCACCACCAAGCGTCTTGCACCATGTTCCACTCGCGCGCCGTCCACGCCATGAACTCCCACAGCCACGGGCGCATTCGCCCTACGCGCTCGCTGTTGGGCTGGAGGATGAATACGGCTGACCCGTGTGGCTTGAGCACGCGCCGTGATTGCTCGACCACCCCCCGCATGAGCGTGTGCCATTCACCCTCTGTGAGTCTGCCGTAGTCGCGGCTGATCTCCGGGTAAGGCGGGTCGCTCACGACTGCGTCCACACTCTTGTCAGGCAGCGTGGTTAGCCACTCCAGGCAATCGCCGTGGTGCATCGTCCACGCGCTCACGCCGCCACCTCCTCGCCCTCGGCCTCCGGTGGCTCTGGCGAGACCACCACCTCGCGCACCCCGTCAGGCAAGCGCATGGCTGGCACGCCCTTGCGGCGCACGTGGCGGACGTGCCTTGCCATCTCGGCGCCGTCGCGGCCACGCAGGAGGTAGCCGTAGCGGTGCCCGTGGGTGGTGCGCGCCTGCCGGTGGGCGGTCACCATGTCGGCGTAGGTGGCGAGCCATTCGCCTGTGGAGTCGACGATGTGGAACATGAGCAGACGGTCTCACGAGTGCGGGAGGGGTCAGGCCAGCAGCGACAGTTGCGCCGTGGCGACCTTGCCCAGGCAGTGCGGCGACAGCCACAGCCGCTCGCGCCACTGTTGCGTGCCCTCCTCGCCTTGATTGGCGTAGCCGCCGCGCAGGAAGCCACCGCGGTACCACTCGACCTCGCGCCACCCGGCGGCGCACAGGTCGCCGTGCTCGCCATAGTTGGCAAACTGGTCGGACTTGATGCTCTCGCATCGGTCTATCATGCTTCGCCACGTGCGGTATGTTGGCGTTTGTTTATACGTCGACGCGTGCCCATGTTTGGACCTGTCAACATTTCTCTTGGTCGTGACGCGCGACGACCTACATCCACACGACTTTATGTCCCCGGTCCTCAGTTTGTTCGAGTTTACAACCTTGACGTTTCCACAATCGCACTGGCATTGCCAAAGGATCGAGCCGAACTTGTTTTTCCCAACCGGTTCAAGCGCCACAAGCTCAAAGAACCGCTGCCCAGTGAGGTCTAGCATATGGGCAACGATAGCCACTAAGCTATCTGGCGCAAGCGCCTAAGCACTCTATCTGGTAGGGCACGATCCCCCGGCGCACTCGTCCACGGCCAGCGCGTCGTCGGCCGCGACGTTGAGCGGGTGGTCGTGCCGGATGCGTGAGAAGCGCTCCTTGTACTCGGCCCGGTCGATGACCTGATAGGGCGCCTGCGGGTAGATGCCGCCGTCGCGAGGCAGGCATGACGTGCTCTTGAGTTGCGGCACGTACTCGCGCAGCAACGAGGCCAACTCGTCCTCGCGCCCCGGGTCAAAGCCGATGGTGGCGCTGACCGCGTTGTCGGACCACGACCGTTGCAGCGCCGCCTGCCGCTCGAACTGGTCGCGCGTGCTCTCGGTCTGCACCGTCGGCCCGCGGTAGTGCGAGCGCACCGGGAACTCAAAGACCAGCGTGCGCCCGGTGGCGTCGTACACGTCGACCTCGTGCGGAACGCCGGCCTCCATGAGCGCGGCGGCCATGGGCTCGTTGTCCGCGATGCGCGTGCGCCGGAGGTAGTAGTCCGCGAACGGCGCGTGCATCCCGGGGCTCGTGCCGGCAACGAGTGACACCGTGCCTCCGGGTTTCACCGTGGTCGTGGCGATGGGCCGGGCCACGCCGAGGAAGTCGGCGTAGGATTCGGCCTCCTCGCGCACGGTGGCGTGCCAGGCGCGCAGCGTGGTCTCGTTCCACTCGAAGTCACACACGCCACCGATGCCGACGCCGATGCGCATGTTTCGGACGCGCACCTCCTCGGACTCGGCGTCAATCATCGGGTCGAGGCGCTGACGCAGCGTGTAGCGAGCGGCGAGCCGGAAGAGTTCTTCGTCCGTGATCTTGCCGTCGCGGTTGGATGGGAAGACCTCGGACAGGCAGCACGCCTCGCGGTCCTGCAATTCGATCTCGCCGCACGGGTTGACGCCGCGCGTCAATGGGTGGCAGAGCGAGAGATTGACGATGCCGGGCTCGCCGGTCGTGGTCAGGTCATGGGCGAGAGCGCGGTAGTCGAGCCCTATCACGTCGGCGCTGCTGCGCAGGACGATGCTGTTGTTGCTCGTGCTGCGGTGACTGAGCACCGCGGCCATGTCCTTCTTCGCGTCGCGGAACGGTTGGTCGTGGGCGTTGCCCAGCGCGATGAGGGCGGACCGGCGCACGTTGCCGCTCTTGACGCACAGGCCGATCAGGTTGGTGATGTCGAGGCAATCGACGCTCGTGAGTTTGCGACCGGCGGCAGCGCGCAGGATGGCCCACACGCGGCGGAGCAGTTGAGCAAGCGGAGCGGGACCGGGCGCGATGCCACCGAAGGTGCGAATGGGGGCGCCGCGCGGCCGGATCTGCGACAGGTCCACGGCGAAGTCATGCCCTTGCCATGCCGCCCGAAAGAGCGAGCGTAGCGCGTCGATCCACCCCTCGCGACTGTCGTCGACGAACAGCGCGCCGGGCATCCGTCCGTCCACATCCGGGGCCACGTCGGCGTGGTCCGGGTGCGAGGCCACGCACGCCACGCGCAGCGCGTCGGACCCGCGGGCGACCGGCGCCAGCGCGTCCACGTCGTACAGGCCGATGCCGACGCCGCCACCGCACATGAGCATGCCCGCCAGCCAGCACCAGTCCTCGGTCGAGCGCAGGGTGCAGTAAAAGCAGTTGTAGCGCCCGGCGACCGGCATCCCGGGGACACCGCCCGTCCACAGCCCGCGCCCCGGTGGCAAGAACTGCATGGTGAAGAAGGCGTGGTAGAGTTTGCGCGCCTCGTCCTCCGTGACGCTCGGGTCGTGGGCAACGTTACCCAGCACGCAGCGCAGGACCGTCTGCGCCCACGTCTCGCCGTTGCGGCGGTACTTGCTGGCGTAGACGCTGCGGGCGAGCAGCGAAGAGAACACGTCGTGCTGGGCGAGGTACGGCGCGAGGAAGTCATCGGACAGGATGGCCATGGGGCGAGGTCTCCGTGAGGGGTGAGAGAGAGCGAGTGTGCCTCAGCGCGCCGAGGGGTCAGCGCCGC